TCGTGGGTGAGGTGCTGGCGTGGCATCTTGATGGAACGACTGTCTGCACTGCCACGTTCGTACTGCCCAGACCGTTTATCCCAGTCGCCGTTCTGCGAGAAGCCGATTTGCGGCATTCTGCGCCCATTCTCTATGTCAGGGTAGCGGGGGATAGGGTAGGGGTCGATGTAGCGATTCTCCTCCTGCGGATAATATGGATAGCGGTCGTTGCCACCTTCCAGCTTACGCAGACGTCGTTCCAGTTCGCGTTCCCTGCGGTCACGCTCTTCCTCAAGGCGGTCACGTTCCGGCTCACGGTCTTTGTCGTGTTCACGGAGCATCATCATGCGGCGAAAATTAGTCTTGCCCATAATCTATACCTCCTCAAGAAATGGACGCGGGCGCACCAGCGTGGGAGCGGCAGAAGCAGCCAAGATACTTGAACGTGCCTGTGCCGGTCGCAGACGTTGCCACACGGGTAGCGTAGCGGGTGCGAGTGCGGATGCTCTCAGCGGTTGCCTGAGCGCAGTTGCAGTCTGTCAGAGGGTATGCGGTCGTGCCTGCGCCAATGGTAATGACAACAGGGGCGTTGATGGTGGTCGTGTCCGGGATGCTCTGGGCAACCACGATGCAATACTTCTCTCCGTTCTGGTATGAGCCAGCAGGGATGTTGATAGTCAGCGTATCGTTGGCGAACGTGACTGCCTGACTGATGACCAAGTGCGGGCAGAGTTTGCAGCTTGTTTTGCAAGCCATAATGTTTTCCTCCTAAAAAATCAGGGGCAGAGGTGTCTTACCCCTGCCCCGATGGTTCACCCGGTTTTATCGGGGAGTGCGTTGGTTAGCAGCAGCCGCAGCAGTTCACGCCCACGTTGGGGTTTGCCACCTGATAAGCGGGAATCGGACGAGGATTGACCCGGTTCAGGATGGTGTCAGTCTGCTGAGACATCACGGTGGTCAGAAGCGCATTCTGACGGTCCTGAGAAGCCGCGAACTTGAGGCTCTGGTTCTCAGCAGTCAGAGTGGCAATCTTATCCTGCGTGAAGTAGTCCATCATGCTGCGGAAGTTGGCGTTGCAGTTGTCCACGATGGCGCGGGCGTTGTCTGCGATAGCCTGACGGGTAGCGCAGTCCTCCGTTGCGATGGTGTATTTCAGGTCGCCGATCAGCTGCTTGTTCTCGCAGCAGCAAGATGCCAGCTGCGTAGCAAGTGCGGTCTGACCGGCCTGCCGGGCGTTGCCCTCCTGCATGATGGCAAGGCTGATGGCGTTGTCACCGTTGGACACGCTGCGTTCCAGGCCGTTTATGAGCTGTGCGTTCTGGTAGCCAAGCTGACAGATTGCGCTGTTCACGCCAGCAAAGCCGTTCGCAATGTTGGCGTTGATTCCGTTGATCTGTGCCAGCTGGTCATAGCCCAGAGAGCAGATACCGCTCTGGATGCCCGCCAGAGAGCGGGAGGTGTCTTGCTGGTAGAAGCCCTCAGACAGAGCCGCACGGGTGTCGTTACCACCCTGACCAGTTGCGCCAGTGCCGACCAGATAGGGGATGTAGCTGTTCATGCCGTTGTCACCGCCGTTCCGGCCATAGCCGTTTGTGCCCCAGCCGAAGATGATGGCGAGGATGATAACCGCCCACAGACCTTCGTTGCCGAAGAATCCACCGTTGTTATTGCCACCATCCTGCCCAGCCAGATAGCCAGTTGCAAAATCGTCCATAACAAAACTCCTTTCAGTTTTGCGTTATGCTATCCCGCTACCGTGTGCAGCGGGCAAAGCCAAATCAAAGCGGTTTTTGTCAAGTCCGCAAAACTGAGAAGCGTTTCGCTTAGAGGGATGCGTTATCGGGGCAGCGTCAGATTCAGGACGCTTGCCAGCTGGTTCAGGTCGATGCCACGCTCTTTGGCGAGGTTCTGCGCCATCGTCCTGAGTTGCGCTTCGTTCTTACCCTGAATCAGGTTCAAACCCTGCATGATAGGAGCATTCTGCCCGCTTAACTGCTGGATAAGCCCCATCGGGTTTTGCCCGGCGCGAGCCAGATTTGCAAGCTGCATGATGGGGCTATGAGTAATCATATCAAACGGAGAGGACATCGCTTATTCTCCTTTCTTCGCTGCGGCAGCTGGCTTAGAAAAGCTCTTCTGCCACTTTTCCAGCTCATCCAGACGGTGGACGAGGGTGTTGTACTGCTCAATAGGCACATACTGCTGTGTCGGTGCAGCGGTCTGCTGTGCCTGTTGCGCCTGCATCTGGCGCCATGCTTCCGGGCTGTAAAACTCCTGCACATAGGATTCACAGGTGTCTGGGTTGAGACGCTTGCAGTAGATCACGCCACTGCGCAAGTCTGGGCAGTAGGTCGGTCTGCCGTACAGGTCAGACGGTATTGCCAGAAATTCCTCCCTGCTGGAAACAGGTCTGCCGAGCAGCCAACCGCCATCTTGTACCGATTGCTGAACAGGCTGCTGCCCATTCATCGGCTGCGGACGCTGCGGTTGTGCCTGTTGCATCTGCGCGTTCGGTAGGGGAGTGGCAAGCCCAACTGTTCCCATGCCGCCGTAAGGATTGACAGGCTGCTGCGGAACGTAAGGCGCTCCGGGTGTCGGGTAATAGCTCATAATACATCCCTCCTATTGCATCCAGTGTACCGCATCGGAAAAAAACGAAAGACAACGAACGTCAAACGAAGGACAAAAAAAGAAAAGCGCCCACACGGAAAAATCCGCATGAGCGCTTAACTGATAAGGGCACACACTTTGGAGTGCAATGCTAAGATATCACATCATCCAATATATGGCAATGCTTTCGGCAAAACTAGTGCAAATAAAACAAAATCCCCCACTTTGACTACAACGTACCCCGCGTGGAACGCAGGGCTTCGGCAAAACAGGGGATTTTTTGCTTATCAGCTTATGTGCGTAGGAGTATACAGCGGAATAAATCGCTTCCAGCTGTGGCAGTGTCTAGGCCAATACCGAATAAGATACCAATCTCCAAACAGATGAAAAGTGGTGTAGTATTTTGCAATTCTTGCCACTCGTTCTTCTTTTGTATTGCACATAAGCATCACCATATAAAATCGTCTCCCGCATGGTACGCACTGCAAGTAGGCGGGCGGGAGACTGATCGGCGCCTATCTGGCAACCGCTTTTTTCATTCCCAGATAAAGCACTGGGCTAGCTAGCAAATATCCACCCTAATGCGCTTCTTCGAGAGGCCGGGTGGATTTGTTGAGATTATTATACCACAAATCGTGCAAAAAGAAAAGCCAGCGGGTAAACGTTCTTCCGCTGGCTCTCTGTACACATTTTTCCGAAGTGTGTGTACTCTACTTCGGACGGTATAAATATTATATCACACATCCAGCATTTTTTCAATGCCTTTCAGCCGATAGCCTACCGCCGTCCGGCTGTAATGTGTCTGTGCTGCAATGTCCGGCAGCGGGAGCCGCTCCACGTACCGCAGTAAGGCTATCTTACGGTCTACCCTCCCAAGCGGTGCGGTTTTGATGGCGGCGATCATCTGCTGTCGGTCAAGTCCTTGCAGGCACAGTGGCAGCACTACACGAGCCGCAGCCACAGGCAGTGCCGAGCCAGAAAGGCTGCGGCAGCTGTCCGGCGTTGCGCACCATATTGCCAATGCTGGCAAAATGGTGACGTTTTGTCACCGTTTCGCCGTCAAGGCGGACTTCATTCGTGAAAACCGCCCATTTTAACGCATGTTGCAGATATGTAGTGCTTGCCATGATATCCTCCTTACAGTGTGATTTCCTCAGCGCCTGCCTTGTCTTCCGCATCCAGCGCATCGTAGTACGCTTGTGCAAGGGCTTCCACCTCTGCGATGTCATCTGCGGTCAGCAGTCCGTTGTCGTAGTGCATGTATGTTTTATCCAGCCAGAACGCAACGTCGCGTCCGGCGGCGATCTCCCGCTTAATGGAGCGTAACGTCAGGTCGTGCCTGGCTTTGGATTTGATTGCCATATGTATGTACCTCCTTTAGGTCATGGACGCTACTGCGTCCTCAAGGTCAGTGATCCGCTTAATCGGGTCTGCGCGTCCCGTCACAGTCACGCTGTCTGCGTCGGTTATGACCGTGTTCACGCCGCTCAGAGCTGGAATAGGCTGTGCGCCTATCGCAGTGAAGGGCACAGGCTCTGCCAGCTTGTAACAGACTTGCACAGGTGTTCCTGCGGCGTACTGGGCGGCGAGATAGGATTTAAGCTCATCTATGGTTCCGGGGAAAGTAATAGCTAGCGTTTCTCTATCGCTCTGAAAAGACACTGTATTATTCCTGTCTCCGCTTTGAGCATGAGAATACGCTTCGCTTTTGAAATGAGTGCATTTCCAGTTTTTAGCATATTCACTATTTTCGATGGTGGTCCGTGTTATATTTTTTATATTAACGCAGTAAAAAGTTCTATATTGGTTCGTTGATGCGTACCAACTATATGTATTGATAAGTGCAATTTCGTTCCATGCTTTCTCACAGCTCCCGCTCACTGCGTCCACCGTGCCGCCGTAGATGGTTTCAGGCAGGGTCAGGGTGGCGGTTTGGCCGATGTAAGGTGTGTAGGCGGTGGGGGCAGTGGTGCCAGGAACAATATACGGATATACGGTTTTATCAAGCGTTGTGCCGCTATTCACACTCAAGCACCAAAACTTAATTACGTCCCCAGCCAAAATCACAAAAGTGCCTTTGACGCTTAACCAAACGTTCTTCCCATTTCTTTGCACCACAATGCTAGAGCCAATTCCTTTGCCCGAATCTAGCCCGTAGTATTTTCCGGGCGGCAGATACCAAACCGAAAACATTGGGCTAACCGCATTAGCCAGTGCGGTGCCGGAAATATGAATACCGCCGTTGACTACATACTCATAAGAGATGCCTTGCATTGTCTGTTTGGTGAACGGAGCGATATTCAGCAGGTTCTCCCCGCACCTTGTCACTGCGACGCTGTCACGTCCCTTGATGGGACGAATGTTTTCGGGGCTAGGTTCGCCGCTGCCATCCTGCGCGGGTTCCCAGCTCGCCTTGCAGCCCAGCGGATAACCTGACACAGGGTAGCAAGCAACGGGGTTCCCGGTTTCTTCCAGCGGTGGACAGAGCATATCCACGATGTGCTTGCTGCTCCATGCGTCGGAGCCCACGGTGGTATCATTGATTTGTGTGCCATCTTTGCCGTCTGCACCTGCCGGGCCGGGGTCACCTTTAGGCCCCTGTGGCCCCTGCTCACCACGAGGGCCTGTCTCGCCCTGTGGGCCAGTGGCACCCGTAGCGCCTGTGGGGCCTTGAGGGCCCTGTGCGCCCTGCGGGCCGACCGGGCCGATGGGTCCAGTGTCGCCCTTGTCGCCCTTAAAGTCACCGCTTGCGATGCCGTTCTTCAGTTCCCGCAAGCTGTCAGCAGCTTTCTGAGCGCTCTGATTTGCATTGCCCGCACTGGTGGCGGCTTCACTGGCGGCCGTCTGTGCATCGGTCTTGGCCTGCTCTGCGGCGGTGGCATCGGTGTGCACGGCATCCACCAGCTGCTGCCAGGCAGGTGTGCCAGGCTCCGGCTCTGTGCCGTCCTCCGTGCCAGAGTTGGCAGCCACACGATACCGCAGGTCTGCGCTGGTGACGGTCTTTGTGCCGTCGCTGCCCTCAAAGGTGACGCACCCACTTCCGGGCTGTGCGGTCACGCTGGCGGGCACGGCCACAGAGCCGTCTGTCACCAGCGAGGATGCCGGGTCTTTGCCGCCTGGCACATGCCAAAATGCCCGGATGGTCAGGCCCTCCCACTCGCCGGTGGCGGTGATGGCAAGGCGGTACACGCCCCGGTTCTTGGTGTAGCCAAAGCGCACCAGCTGCTCATAGCCCGGCACTTTGACGACGCCATTGGATGCGAGAGATACGCTTTGCTCAATCATGCTTTACTCCTTGTTGATGGTGGGCATCTTCTCCGTCAGTGCCTTTTTCATCATGCTGACGGCCTTTTCGATCACACTGTCCAGCACTTCATCAGTGATGAAAGGCTTCAGCCAGTCCGGCAGTGCGCCGCGCAGCGCGGCAAAGACCTGAGCCTTTTTCTTGGCTCCCTGGCCGCTGCCCGTGATGCTGTTTTCTGCCAGAGTCACGAGCTCCAGCGCCCACTGCTTGACGTACTGCTTATAGCCCAGGCGAATGGCACCTACAGCCAGAGAGATAAAGCCCAGGGCCATCAGCACCAGGGCGACGGGGGTTGGGATAAAGTTAAGCATCGCTTCCATGTTTCGTTACTCCTTCCATCAGGTAGTTATCAATTTTTGCTTTGCTTGCTTGCATTGCTGCCACATTATTTCCAGTCAGCTGCGATTCAAGCAAAGCACGAACGGCTTCCAGGGTAAGGCGGTTCACCTCATCAATTTCGGTAAATCGGCTAAGGTCTCTGGTCAATGCGGCACCATGAGAAAGGTATCCTTTCTCTAAGGCTCCAATGCGGCGGTCTAGATCATCCAGACGCAAGTTCTGGGCCGTGTCCGGTGCCTGCGCCTTTTTTAGGTACTTGTGGATAATGTCCAGCACCTTGTCCACCGTGATAGCTCCGGCGCACAGGCTCCCCAAAACGCCAAGTACCCAAACGAGAGCTTGTTTTTCGGTCATTTGCCCTCCCGGAGACGGGTCAGGCCCTTCTTACAGATGATTTTCGGATAGTTGCGTGTGGTCACATTGAGGTCAACGTGGCCGGAAATGCCAGGGACGCTGCCCTTACTGGTGTGCTGGTGGGTGTTGTAGGCAAAGGTCACGGCAGGTGTCTTTCCTGTGTAGTCGGCCAGCCACACGTCGTAGGGACTGAGGGCAGCACCGCCCATATACAGGCGCGTTTTAGCAAAGCTGGTGTAGGTATAGAGCTGGGCATAAAAGCCCATGTCCTCCACCTTTTTCAGGGCGTAGGCTGTCAGGTCGGTCAATGCCTGCTTGCCAAGAACCCTGAATTTGTTGTCCTCCACGTCCACTGACACAGGCATTTCCAGCGTCTTGCCACGCAGGGCGTCAGCCAGCAGGGAAAGCTCTGCATCGGCCATTGCCTCGCTGGTGGCGTAGGTGTAGTAATACACGCCCACAGCCAGACCTGCCGCCTTTGCATTGCGGTAGTTTGCTTCAAAGGTCGGGTCGATGTACAGGCCGTCCGCCCGCTTGGAGAGTCTGCGGTTTGTGCTGACGGTCTTGAGCATGACGCCCTGATAGCCAGCGGCCTTGACCTTCTTCCAGCCCTCCGGTGTAATGCTGCCCTGATACCGGCTTACGTCGATGTAGCGATAGGGCGGTGCTCCCGTCCACTCGGTCACAGATGCCATTGTGTCCTCCTGTTCTGCCTGTTCTTCCGCCAAAGCGGCAAAGAACCGGCTCAAAAAGTTAAAAAGTGCGGTCAAAAATGTGTTGTTTATTGCGATCAACCTCCCGGGCCCAAGAGTAGGCATTAAGTGCCATGGGCGGTTTCCTGCTGGGCCAGCAGCTCGGTCAGCTCTTTGTACTCGGCCTCGGTGATGCGGCCGAGTGCGTAAAAAACATCAATTTTTTCCGCAAGGCCAGCGGTCTGGCCGCGCTCGATCAGGCGTTTACAGATACGATACAACATAGTTTTTACCTCCTTATGTGGTGGTGTCAGTGGTGGTGTCGTCGGTCATCCCCAGTTCCAGCAGGGCGACGCGGTATTCATGATCTACCGCCAGGGCATCCGTGTCCGCCTGCGCGGCCTGGGTCTCGGTCAGCAGTTCGGCAAGGGTGGGGTAGTGGTAGCCGGTGAGCCAAAAAGTGATACTCGCATTTGTTGACTTTTCAAACTGAAAGTGCAGAGTACCCTCCGACCGGAACGTAGTTGTGGAGTAAGTAGCGACGGCGGAAGCGTCAAGGTTGTGATAAGTCGACCCGCCGCGTGCAATATCGACTTCGGTACCATCGCCGCGTTCCGATTTAGATTTGATATGCACATAATCCACGCCATCGGGAATCTGGATGTCGTAAGACCGAATCATATTGTGGTTCGAGGCAGCGGCAGTCACCGTAGTGTTCCACACCAGCCGGGGCTCCGACTTTACCGCCACGGCGGCAGCGATCTTGTCATTGAGCGTTTTGGCGCTGAGGGTGCCGTCTGGGGCGATGTCCAGATAGTCGCCCACCTTCACGCCGCCCAGCGTGCTGACCGTAGCTGCGGGCAGGCTGTACGGCGTGCCAAACTTGGCATCGGCCTGAGCTTTGGTATAGTAGTCGGAAAGATCGACTTTTTGAATGCTGTCTTTCCACGATTTTGTATCATTGTCCCACGTCCAAAAAGTGTCTGTGGTACCAACGACCGCCCACCAGCCGTTTTCGCCTACAGGAACAGCGGCTTTCAGAGCTTCCGGCGTGGCGTACCACCCCTGTGCACCGATGGTGATGGTGCGGACCTGCTCAAAGTATTCTTTTGTGCCCTGCAAATAAGTAGCAGATTGAGATTCCGAACTCTTTGAATTGATTTCGCTTGTCTTGGCAGCAGCAGCAGACAAAGTTGCATTTTCAGAGTCTGCTTTTACAATTGCAGAAACATCTTTTGCGGCATTTTTTGCAGCCTGTTCTGCTTTTGCACGTTCTTCCGCAGCGGAATTTGCCGCAGAGACGGCTTCCTCTTTTGCGTTGATGGCACCTGCAACTGTACTCAGCTCATTTAAAGTGGATGCGTTGATTGGTGTGCCGTCCTTTATAGGTTCGTCGTTTCGGACGAGCGTTACAACTTCAGACGACCCATCCTCACGGACTAACGTCCACCTGCCAGGATATTTTGATATGCGGTCTTCAAAAACCATATTGGTCCTCCCCAGCCATGTATTCGCCAGAAAAAGTAACGTAAGTTTTGGCGATTGATTCTATGTCTGACAAAATGCTTTCAAGTTGGTTCATTGTCTCGAATCCGAGCCTATCCATAGACGGGGGTGTCGGCGCAGTTTTGGCGTCTCCTGAGTTTTTAGAACGAATAGATTCGATATTCGACAGCCACCTAGTAGCATCTGACGTGGTAAGATACCCGTTTATGTTCCAGTCCGTCTTGACATCTACGTCCGCACCAAGAAGTGAAGCAAGCTCTGATATGCCGGTTTCTATTCTCGAAAAATCTCTGTAGTCAAGAGCCCCTTTCATACCGGAAAGCCACTCTGCTTTTTCCTCATCCGTCCAGGTCCCGTTCACGGCTTTGCCGTAAATGAACTTTAGGCGGTCAACATCGTCTTGGCTTCTGTCTGTAATCCAAATCGCCATAGTCCCTCCTTAAAGCAAAATCTTTTTGCCGTTGCCGACTTTAGTCGTGGACGGAAGCGTGAAAGCAGGGCTGAACTTGTTAGAGCTCCAAGCATTGTACTGCTCTGTGAGGAAAAAAATCCTACCTGCACTAGACGTTCCAAGACTGTAAGTCCCAACGAGTTGGCCCACGATATGGTTTCCATCAAAATCTCGCCATGCAGGGGAACGTGACCATCTGCGGATAAGACGATTGACGGAATCATCATAAGACTGAACAAAAACATTTCGGGTTTGCTTTGGTAGTACAGAACCTTCTTTTTTGAAAAATGGGTTACTGCCATTTACATAAACATCTGCGTTTTTGTCTTCCGGGTCAAACATCTCATAAATAGACGGGAGAAAAACACTGCGAGAAAGCGTTCTGATTTCCGTAGTGCTACCGCCTACCGTGTAATAGAAAGAGGTAAACCCCATTGCGGACTTGACGGCATCGTTGAATTTGTTTTTGTAATCGCCATTCAACAATTTGTCGATGGAACTTCCAGCGTATGTATTGACGTGCGTCTGGTTCCACACTGTTTCAGCAAGAGGTTCTTTCCTGATAAGAAGTGTTCTACCGGGACCATTTAAGCCAGGCTCATACCCATGTTTTGCGACAACAAACTCTACATCCGCACCACTTTCTTGAATGTAAACAGACGATCCTTCCGGCATATCCGACAAAGACGGAGCCTGACTGATAACGGTACACTTTGCAGATACGGAAGATACGAAGGCTGTGACTACGGCATCTCCACTGGAAACAAAAGAAATGTCGCAAGCAGAAACGCCGCCTTTGTTGGAAGCGACCGAAATGGAAACAACGCCGGGAGGAGATGCTTCCCATCCGATTGCCGGGGAATCCTCTGAGGAAGGGACAAGCGTTGCGGTTAAACGAACGGTCTCTCCAGGAGCCACAAAAACGGAGCCCTTGTCAAGTCTAAGGGCACTTACGCTTTCCACCATATATCCTTCCATCGTCCCTTTAAAACAGCCATTAAAGGTATACTTGGCATCCGTAACGAGAACGTTCGATGCATATCCAAACTGATGGTTTGCTCTAACAAAAGACAACGCATCAATATGAGGGCTTGCACGAAATTCCATGTTTACCTTTCTTCTGTTAGAAAGAAGTGCGTATGTTTCGGTCAACGCATTTTTTGCGCTAGAAAATACAGATTTCGATACAAGCGGATTATTGATGCTTTGGGTCGCTCCGTTCCCACTAGCTCCGGCTGGATAAAAAACGGATTCGCCGCCAACCTTGCACGATACGTTTTTTATTTTTGTCGAAAACGTTATTTCTGGGTATTTAAAGCTATTCAAGAGCGATATTTCCTCAATACCAGACCTCGTGACTGGAACAAGAGGGACACGTTCAATGTGAATGACCCCATCTCTGGATTGGTAAAGAGCCATCCCGGCTGCGTTTGCAGCAAGCTGAAGAACGTCTGCGTTTTTATAAGAGGAAGCATCGGAGGAAATGTCGGAAGAATAGTTCTTTAATTCTTCCGAAATTTCGTAAGATATTCCGGGAACATCCAGAAGTTCCAATGCATCAAAGCACATTTGATACAGCGTTCCGCTCGTGTGCCCGGTATAGATGGAATCTTGGAGGAAAGACAAAGCGTCCCTGGCATCAAACGACGCCGTTATGCCATTTGCTGGAATTGTCCACCCAGAAAGAAAGAACTTCCCTCCATCAATCCATTCGACAGCATCTCCAATGTCCATGCCGTACTGAACTGAAATCTCCTGACGTTCATAGAGATACCGATAAAGTCCACCTGGATTTACCGGGTTCCAGCGTTGCTCGGAGTTGTCAACAGAAAACGAAACGGAATCTTTGGAAAGCTGCCCAGAAATTGGGTCGCGTTTTGATTCGTGCGTATAAGAAAGCAAATCCGATTTGCTAAATTGGACACGCAGACCAAATTCAACTCGCTCCACTCTGGCTCTGCGGCCCTGGATGCACCACTCTAAAATTTCCAAAGTGATTGAATCATATCCGGAAATCTCAAAATCTACTGAGGATTCAACAGACTTGTTGTCGTCAACTTGTTTTGTTGCAACAAGCTCGCTGCCGTTATAGACCGTTAGTTTAAAAGATTTTGCATATTCATTTAAAGCAGACGACCACACGATTGTAATTCCGGGGATTCTTTCAGTGTGTGTTTTGCTGAAAGAGAAAGTGATAATCGGATGGTTTGTGTCAGAAACACAATCCATGCTTAAATATCCAGCGTTCTCGTAGGGCTCTGAACCTGGGACCAAAAGTTTGCTTCCGTCAAGGACCCACAAATTAGGTTCTCCGGTGGCATAATTGGCCAAAGAAGCAGAATCCAGGTCTGTGACAGACAACGTGTTGCTGAATAAAGCCTGGTTGGAAGAGCTGGCAATAGCGTCTGCTTGCGCCTTATCGTCAGAGGCGTGGTAAGTGATGCGAACAAACATCTCCGGAACAAGTGTCTTGTCGTATTGTTCAAGCCACTTGTCGGAAAGCAGAAAGCCCATGAATAATCACCTCTCTTAAACTTCAACAAGGCTAAGAGCCGCTCCGACCCATCCCATAACGTTTCCGTTGGACGGAGAACGCCTCCACATCCCAGCTGTTCTATCGGAAACATACATTTGCCTTGTCGTGTAGCTTGCAGTCGCTTGGTTATAAAACCGAACAGTGCAGTAAAAGTTTGTGGTGAACGGCCCGATGACGTCCGCCCACTGTCTTGCGGTAAGATAATTCCATTTTAGAGAAATCTTCGCAACATCGTGCCGCACCACAGACCCAACGACTTTGCCTTGTACGTTTCGTCCAGAATCGACTATAGTGCTTGTTGTAGCGTCGTAGGAGGAAGGCTCAGGCAGCTCTCTGCCATTTACTGTGACGAGAGATTGCATAAAACGTAAACCTCCTTAGTAGCTGTAAACTTCGTCTCCCATAATTTGGAACCCACGCTCAGACTGCCGTTTCTCAACGGACGCAGTGATTTGCTTTCCGTCAAGGTAAATCTTGAGCTCTTTCCCTCCGGTAAGCTCGTCTCCGTACCGCTGGAAGATGTCAAGGAATGCGTTATAGCAACCATCATGGACGGCACTGCGGAGCTCTGCGGGGCTCGCTCCGCTAGCGGAAGAACTTGGGTAATAGCTACCGGAAGACGTATTGGAGCCATTGGCGGAATCATAATCGCTCGTGCCAGGGTAGCTTGAGTAGTTGTCATTCACAGACGGGCGGGAGCTTGTTCCGTACTTTCCAACAAGCGTTCCGACAATTCCTGCGATGGCGGCTGCAATTGCAACGCCGCCAGCAATCATGATGACGCCGGTTGGAATGCCAAGAGAGGTCAAAACGCTGCCGATCGTCTGCAAGATGCCCATAAAAGCAGCTCCAATTTGACCGATAAGCCCGGCAATGCCAGCGATGATAGATGGGAACTGGCTCAAAACGCCAGAAGAAAGGCCAATACTGATCGCCCTGCCGGATGCCGAGATTGGCCCAATCAGAGAAGAAAACGAGGACGCAATTTTACTTCCAAGACCGACGACCTGCGTGGAGATTTCTCCAAATTTTGAAGTAATCCCAGCTAAGATATTGTTTCCGACGAGTTTTGCAGAAGAAAATACTTTGGAACCAACGGTCTTAAGAGCACTGGTGAGATTGGAAACCAAGTCGGAAGCGTAAGACTTGACCTGTTTTCGGTTTTCTTCCCCCATTGCCTTCCAGATAATGGCCGCTGTGTTTTCGGCGACGGTTTGGATATCGCCTTTCTTGACCGCATCAATCATGCTCTTAATCGTGCCAACGAAGTCGCTCTTAAGACCGTTGTCGATTTCATTCCACTTTGCGTCAAACGTATTGACCATGTTATCAACAAAGCCGTTTGCAACGTCTGCGCCATAGTCAATCATCTCGTTGCCCTTCTGCTGAACCGCGTTTGCCAGATTGGTCATAGCTTGTTCAACGTAAGGAAGTGCTGCAGTGATACCGTTTGCAAGGCCTTGATCGATAAATTCACCAAAGCGTTCAAACAGAGCGGAGGGAGAGTGAATTTCAGTATCGGTCGTGAACTTGTCAATGATAGCTTTTGCAAGTCCACCAACAGTTTTCTTTGCATTCTCAATGCCATTGTTGATACCATTAATCAAGCCCTGAACGATGTTTTTGCCATAGTCCAAAAATTTTGCGGGGAGATTTTTGATTGTATCAACCAAACCGTTCCAAGCCTTGTCCCAGTTTTCTTTGAATCCAGCCCACTTCTGGTTCCACCACTCGCCAACACCGACAAACCACTGCTTTAAGCCTGCACTCGCTTGGTCAAGTGCCTGAATTGGATGCTGAACAAACCCGGGCAAGCTTTCCCATGCAGTCTGAAAATTAGTGCTGAACCCTTTCCACTTTTCATTCCACCACTCGCCAACACCGACAAACCAGTTCTTCAAGCTCTCGCTTGCCTTGTCGAGAGATTCTGTAATCTTGTCCCAGTTTTGATAAATCGCAATTCCAACATCGGTCAGGCCACCAACAATCAAACCAATCAGTGCGCCGATGCCTGTGCCAATTGGGCCTCCAAGAGAGCCGATAATTGCGCCAATGCCCGCACCAGTCATTGTCGAGCCAAGCGGAATCAAAATTCCGTTTAACGTGTTTAAGCCATTTTTGACAGCATCGTAAACGCCCGTTACAAACATAGGTATGCCGGCCACTACTCCGCCAACTGCTGCTCCAATAATCGCGCCAGCAGTAGAGCCGCCAGCTGCTTTAATGGCCGCTCCAACAGCAGTATTTCCAAAGCCGGTCACGATAAACTGAGCAATTCCTTTACCAAGAATGGCTGCGCCTGTAGTTCCAATCAAAGCGCCAAGAACAATTTCAGCGAAATTCTTTCCATTTACGCCATTTTCAATCGCATCTTTAATGCCTGTAATCTCAAGAACAACGCCAACCGTAAAAACGCCAAGACCCAAAACAATGGATTTCAGTGCGTTCATTTTGGAGATAGCGTCCACAATATCCGTAATAAGATTTGTGAGCTTCCAAGCGGCAAGGGCGGTTGCTACAGTCGCTATAAGAGGAAGCATACTTTTGATTTTCTGCTTCATCTCATCAATAGATGTGCCAACATAGTTCTTGAACATATCGTAGCCGGACAGGTCTACATCGCCCAAGATGTTGCCAGTAGATGCGCCGCCGCCAGAGCCGGAACTCCCCTGTGTGGGGTCAATAATGTTCAGTTCATCAAAGCCCATCGTGTAGTCCTTGAGGGCTTTGGCGGCTTTCTTTGTCGAATCGGCTGTGTTATCCATTGCGTCGCCGATGTTGCCAACGCTATCAGCGCTTTTAGTGAAATCGGTGAACACGACCTTCACGCCCATCAGCTTTGCCACCCACTGAACGAACTCCCGAATGAGCTGAACGGCGGCAATCAGCGGGGGAAGAATGGATTTCATGGCAGGGTAGAGCAGAGAGCCAACAGACTTCGCCAGCATATCCAGCTGAGCTTTCAGAATCTTAATCTGGTTCGCAGGGCTCTGGATGGTCTGCGCAAGGTTGCCCTGCACGTTGGCAGTCTGCTTCATAATGGCAATGTAACGCAGAACCGCCTTATCTGCCTGAGACAGACTAGAAACCTGTTTGTTGAACCCCAAAGCAAGAAGCTCCTGCTGTAACCGTGCCTGAGACAGGTCAACGCCCAAACGGCGAATAGGCTCAATCTCACCAGAGATTGCGGAGGACATGGCGGTAAAGGTCTCTGCAACGTCCTTGTTCCAATAGGAACCTTCGTCATAGGCAAGCTGGGTCAGGTTCTTGGACAGAATGTATGCTTTGTCGCTGGCCAGACCAAACGAAGTACCCAAGCTCTGGATGGTGGCCATGTAGGTCATCGCTTTGGTCGGGTCAACGCCAAGCAAACCCTGCATCTTGCTAATGAGCGTATCGGCTTCACCGTTCAAATTGCCCATAGCGTTATGGAACAAGTCTGTTGCTTCATAGAAGTCGTTAAACTTTGCAACAGCGTTGCCAAGATACTCAGCAATGGCTTTCAACGAAACCAGCTTTGCCATGTTTCGCATAAAGCCGTTCATCTGATTGGACAGGCTGAGATAGCTCTTGCGCTGCTTTTCGTTGGCTGCGGTCACACGGTTTGCCTGTGTAACCACCTTGCTTAACTGCGGAGGGAGTTTTGCAAAGGCATTGCCTACCTTGTCAAGCTGAGATGCAAGGGGAGTAAGGGCAGTAGAAATCTTCTGGCAAGAGCTTGCAAAAGAATCAAGGTCAGTGGCTTTCAGCTTGTCGGTCAGGTCAGGAACCTTTCCGATCGCATTGAAGGCGCTGCCAAGAGCTTTAAGGCTCGATGCGTCCAGAATGGACAGCGGAGCCAAAGCGTTGGTAAGCTGAGTGATGCTTCCAGACATGGAGTAAAAATCCACGCCATTCAAGCCAGACACAGCCGCAGGAATTTTCTTGATGGCGTTCACGACCGTGTTGATGCTCTTTGCGCTTGCAGTCGTGTTGACATTGGAAAGCCCATTCAGAAAGCTAGTGATTTTGTCCAGCCCGGACATTCCAGCGGATGACTGTTTCAGCGTTGCAATAGAGCTAGCCAGCTTATCAAGGCTGTTCACGACTTTTGTGACGTTGCCTTTCGTCCGCAAATTAGAAATGGCGGTAGCGAGCTTGTCGATATTAAGCTCTGCGCCCTGCGATTCCGCAGAAATCTCTACGGATAAGCTCGTAATATCAACATCAGCCATCACTACCACCATCACTTTCCATCATAGAGAACATCGTTCTCTTGATTCGCTCCTGCGCCTCAACTGCGCGTTGGTATTCATACTCGTCTTTCTCCTTTTGGGTAAGGGGAAGCGGTCTATCCATGTACTTGATGGGCTTAGACCCTTTCTTTCGGAACATATTGCCAACCGTAGAGGAAAGCGCAGATGCCATGTAAAAGCCGTTTCTCCACGCTTCTGCGTTGGCTCTGCGTTCTCGCAGCTCCTCTGCATCACGGTAGACCTTTGCCAGCCAGACATCGCCGTACCAGAACTGGTCGTAGGTCATGCCGATGGAGATGTAATAGGCTTCTACATCGTGGAACAGCTTGGAGAAGGAGAATAGCTCTCCCTCTCTGTCTGTTTCTTGAGATTGTGCTGTTACACAATCTCCCACGTTGCGTTTTTTGCGGTCTTATCCTCAGTGTCAGTTGCCAGCAGAGACTTGGAAGCGTCCATGAACATTTCAAGCAGAACGCCCATCAGGTCTTCCTTCTCCTCGATGTGCTGGAACATCTCGTCCACGACCTTGCGCTTGATGCCCTTGTTTCGTGCGATAAAAGCACCGTAGAACAGGGCACGGGAGTTGGACAGCAGATTGGTCATCTGGGTGTACTGGCCAATCTGAAAGCCTGCGCGTTCGGTAGCTTCCACGCTCTCGCGGGTGAAAGTCAGCTCATAAGTGTTCTTGCCATCGGGGGAATGAAAGTTGATAACCTTAGCAGCCATAATAAATGCTCTCCTTTATAAATAGGGGCAGAACCAAATCCGTTGTTCAGTTCTGCCCGGTTTGATTGATTCGATTTTTGCGGTTTAGCCGCCAGTGACAGTCAGGGTCTCGCTGAACTCAGGCTTCTTGGTGAAGATGCAGTTGATGGTCATTTCCACAACCTCGTCTACGCCAAAGCCGGACAAGCCAACCTGATGCATACCCTGCCAAGTGAAGCCAGAGCCGTCCTGCATCTTCAGGGCGTAGTACTTCACGGCGTTGCTCTCGGAAGTCTCATCGTAGCTAGCTGCTTTAACCTTCGTATAGTCAGTCTTGTTGTAGTTGGCGGTGAAAGACTTGGTATCGCTCTGGATGATGCCAAAGATGTTGACCTGCATGGGGTCAGACAAGGTGGTGGCATCCAGAAGGTTAGGCTCAGAGATCAGGTCGGGCACATCCTTGATGTCGCACAGCTTCGTCAGAGCGGTTGCGCTGTCGCCACAATACAGGGTGGTATTTAGACCGGAGATAGCAGTACTCATAGAATGTTTACCTCCTTAGTTTCGGTAAATCATTCCGTCCTCTCCGATTGTTGCCCCATAGCTGCAATCAATCCGATAGACGGAATTGTTGTACAGCCCATTCAACGGGGCAAACGATTTGCGATAAAATTTAAGCGGTTCAAGAACAGAATCCACGATGCCAACAATGGAACGCGCTTCTGCAATGCGTCCGGTGTTCTTGTTAGAGTAGACCCGCACACGCAGGGAAACGGCGGCGTACTTGCTGTGGCCAGCAGAATCAATGTGCACAGGCAGATTGCTGTTTTCCTCTATCTGCACACACGGAAACTTTTTGACGTTGCTGTCATTGATTTCACCAGTAACGAAGATGCCGGGCACTTGCTTTCGCAGTTCCTTGGCAACAGCCGTGAAGATAGAATTGAAATAATCAATCAACTATTCCAAACCTCCCTCCACGTTGCTTCGACCTGAGAAGCCATTTCCTCAACAGCTCCCCACATAGCCATAGCTGGTTCGTTGCCATCGGTGTAATTCAGCTGGCCTTTGCCATCCACCTGTTTAACAGGCGTTCCAGCATTGCCGGATTCTCCGTAGTAGTACCATCTGCGGTTTGCGCCTTGTCCTTTGCCGTAGGAGCCATGCGCACCAACGCCGGGCGGCAGTTCACCGCCATATCCGTTGTGATGTGCGCCAGTGCCAAACTCGATAAAGGCAACTGACTTGCCCTCTGCAACGATGGTACAAGTCTTGTCTTTTTGGTTGATATGGCATTTCACGTCATTGGAACCGGCGTATTGTGCGTTAGCAAAGCGTATCTTTGCAACCTCAAGGCCGAGCCAAGAAAGACGAAAAGCAAGTGCTCTAGCTTTCTTGTTCAGGGTGGTCTTGTACTCCTGTATCTGACGTTCCGCATCACGAAGTCCGGCATCGCTCAACCTCACTTTAATTTTCACTTGCAGCCACCTCTTTCAGCGCATACTTCGTGTCTGTAATATGCTCTGCGACCTTGACCACAATGTAATTGAAGGGCTTTGAAACATCCGTCTGAAACCAGACGTGCGTACCTTCATAAAGTGGTGTGTTGCGCTTCTTGCTAGACGAACTGACAACATAGCTGTAATCCGTGAATGCTCCAAAAGGGTTTGCTTCCGCAGAACCAGTAGGGGGGCTAACGTTCAACATCAGCTTTGCGGGTTTGCTCCACGTCTGCGATGTCTCGCCAGTCTCGTTTCCCCACTCGTCCACGACAGGTGTTTTCTCGCCAACCGGGTTTGAATACCACAGCGGGCGCTTGTCCAGCAGGCTTCCATTGAACATCAGCCGATAACACCTACTCTCGGAACCACTTCATTTAGCAGGGACTGCGCCACATCGGAGCTTTCCCACACACGAGTAATGCCGTTGTTGGTATAGCTCGTCTGTCCGTTTGCGCCGATATGGTTGTACAGTTCCGCTGCAATGCGTATTTGCAACGACTGATACTGCAAGGGCAGCTCGCCCGGTCTGTTGCCGAAGGGGTAGCCTTGTGCAAATATCTTGTCTTTGGCGAAATCAAGCAGCAGGTCGAAGAGTGGGTAGTCCTCGTCCGTGATTTCACGGTCAAGTGCAGGGGCGATGTACTGCCCCAGCTTGACTGCCGCTTCGGAATACTGGTCTCCCATACTGCTTTCCTCCTTTCGCCTTAGTAAGCCTTGATGCAGTACACAGCGTCCATGCGCTCGAAGGACGGCAGGACGATTTCAGAAGCATAGACGTTGGCGTTGACCGGGTGAATGGTCAACTCAGTGGTGATGGCAACACCGGTGTTCACGATGGACACGGATGCACCAGACTGGCCAGACAGCAGGTCGGCTTCCTCAGGAGTAGTGCCGTACCAAGTGCTGCCCAGAGCGCCGGACGGAGCAACCACAACCATGCCATCGGGCAGGTACTTTTCGCTTGCACTGTACTGGTCTGCCTTGAACATCTTGTCGTACAGATGGATGGTCAGACCAGTTGCAGATTCGATAATCTGCCGTGCTTCGGCATCCAGCAGAACGGCGTTTGCTTTTGCGGTGACGGTCATGAACCGATTCTTCACCTCATCCGCAGCAATCATGTTGCGGAAGGTGGCAGTGTTCATGTACACCTCAGTCACTACCTCGCCAACGTTCGCCAGAACAGCGTCCTTTGCGGCGTTCAGGTCAGCAATTGGAGTGGCGGTTGCAGCGGACCACTTAGACTTGGCGACACCACTGATATCCTTAAAGTTGGTGGATTTCCAGCCGCCGTCCGGATCGTAGTTGTAGGTGTAGTTCACGCCGTTTGCCTTGATGGTGATGCCGGGAACGCCATTGGCGGGAGCCAGCAACTGCCAGATCATGCGCTCAGGTACGATACGAGCACCAGTGATAAGCTGTGCGGTGTCATCGTACAGGCGGTTCATCACGTCACGAGCATAGGGGTCGTTGCTGTCCAGAACACGCAGGATTTCTTGACGGTCTTTCTCGCCCAGATGGTAGCCCTCACGGAAGAACGGCATCTCGGTCTCGTCGAACTTGAAGCCCTCACGGGTACGGAACGTAGCCTTTGCGTCAAATGCGCTGGGCATCAGAGAAACGCCAACGCCCTTGTGGCCACGCAGCCACTTCAGGTCGAGACCCGCCTTCTTCTTGGCAGGGAACAGTGCGTCAGACGCAAAGGGCATCGCATTGGTGGGGTCATTCGTCCAATAGGCGGCAATCGCAGCCGGGGCAAAGACTTCCTTAAGATTCAGTGCCATGTTGTTTTACCTCCTATCAAGCGTTCACGCTGATGTTGTCACGGCAGAAGATGCCAGGAATGGCAGTCTTAAGCGCAGTGATCGCATCAGAATCATAGGTAAAGCCGGAGCTTGCAGCGGCCTTCTTGGTGTCGATAACGCCACGAATCAGCAGGGAAGCGTTGGGATTCTCTGCCGGGTCAACGTCATACAGAAGAATGCCGTCTGCGGTGGCAGAGGTTGCTTTCTTGCCAGCTTTGGTCATGGGATAGCCAGCCTTAACCGCAGCAGCTTCGGTCACGGTAAAGGGAATGGCAGTGTAGTCATTGGAAGCAAGGATGGTATCGTTGATTCCGTTGACCGTGTTTCGGGTAAACTTCATGTTTTCCTCCTTGTTAATGGAAAGCACTCATTGCGTCACTCGATGCCTTAGAAGCATTTGCGTTCTGCTGTGCAAGGCTCTTGGCAAACGCCACGCCCTCACTGTCAGAGCCGCCCTTGCCATCCGCACCAGGAGGTGTGGGCATATCCTTCAGCAGAGAAGCCTTGTAAGCGGTGTCGTGGGCAGTCATAAATTCCGACTGGAACTTAAATACCTTGTCCATGTCACCGTCAGCCAGTGCAGACGCAGCCTTGTTGGCAAGTTCAGCGTCATAACCCTGTGCAACGAACTTCTCACGGTAAGATGCAAGGGTCTTTTCCTTGACGAGGTTCTCCTTGTCGGCAGTCAGGGCTTCAATCTGCTTCTGCATTTCCGCCAGCTTGTCAGCCTGTTCCTGTGCGGCGTTCTCGTCATCGGTGCGCTTTGCCTTGAGCTGCTTCTTGTACTCAGCAGCTTCGCTGTTGGCTTTCGTCACGGCGTTGCGCAGCTTCTCAACCTCTGCGCTAGGGTCTGCAACCTTTTCAAGCGCAGAAATGATTTCATCTGCGGTCATGCCCTCTTTGTAGGCATCACCAAGCAACACATTGAGTTTCATATTGTTAATTTCCTCCTGCGTTTTTTTTACCGTTGCTTCCCTGCAACGCTGCGAAATTTATATCCCGGCTTCCCTGCCGTGTTTATGGCAAAGGACTATTCGTCCTCTGTTTCTTTATTGGTATCGGTAGACTATTCATCCGCTATGTTCCCGACATTTGTGTCGGTAGCATTCTGTTTAGACTGTTCCTGTGGCTTCGGTGCTTTCCCATCCTCGCCCAGCTTGCCAGCAGCAACCAGGAAGGGCTTGCTCATTTCGTAAGCAGCCTGTGGGTCGGGGAACAGACCAGGCGTAGTGAACGCCAACTGCGGGTCAATCGGCTGCTGAATCATCTGTGCAAAAATCTGAACCTTACTCTGCTGGTTGTCGTACTGACGGCGGGGAAGTTTGATGTTGATGTCGCTTGCCATCAGTTTAGAACCAGCCGTATCACGCAGGATTTTCAACATTACAGACAGGCTTTGGCGCTCAGCATACTTGAACATATTCTCGTACTGCTGCGCTCTTGCTTCGGTGTGATTCCAGCCATTACGGACGATAACTGCACCCACGTTGTCTGACGTTGCGTTCTCGCTGCCAGTAGCACTAGGCATGGCAGTCAGGCTGCGGTACACATTCAACATGGAATCAAGCAAGGTCTGGCTCTGCTGCTGGTCAAGCTCGTTTGCAATCTGAGAAACAGAAGCGGGCAGACCAGAAGTGGATTTCAGGCACATTGCACCAAGCTCTTTTACTTGGTCGAGAGCATCCTTATCCACAAGGCAATTGGTAAACACCATGATGGACTGGATGAACTGCGCCACACCGTCCAAACGGTTGCTTTCAAGGTCGTTGATGGCATCCAGCACAGGGATAGCCGGTTCAAACAGACCCATTCGTTCCGGGTTCAGCTTGTATTCGACCATCGGCAGCATTCCAAGGGAATGGTGTTCACCATTTCCTCCCTCGTTAACTACCTTGCCGTTGTCGATTTCAAAGTACTGGTTCGGCGTATACACACAAATCAGGTCGTTCAGATCATTCTGATAATTGCGTGGGATATGCAGCACGTTGGCTATGGGCTTATGCCCGATGCCGGAGTTGTAAATCACATACGCCATGTCCGGGTCGGGAACATCCACCAGCAGGGGCGTTTCGTCCGGGTAGTTGCCGTTGTACCCCTTGTCAGGAAGAACGATGCGGTACCCCTGCCCGCACTCCAACATCCACTGCCAGAGCCGCCGATCGAGCGAATCCTTGCCCTCATACTGCAAAGCATTGGACAGACGGGCGATTTCCTCACCGTCACCAGTTGCCGTTTCAGACCGCACATAAGAGCAAGGAGTGCCGCTCATGTAGCCTGTGTAGAAGCCCACGCACTCGTTGGCATGGTTCTCTACAATACGGTTGGTGATTTCAGCGTGGTACTCCTTCGTGCGGTGGAGGACAGGCTGGCTACCCAAGTAGTAGTTGTGTAGAAAGCGAATCTCGTTCTTGTTCAGCAGATGAATAGGCTCTGCCTTGCCCATGACCACTTTCAGCACGTTTGCTCGATTGATTTCCGTCTCCGGCGTTTCAATCGGTCTACGTCCGGTTAGCGGTTCATTCAAAAAGCCGTCAACGACTATCTGATACTCAGCCATGCGTTCCTCCTTTCAGGCAAAATAAAAAGCGCAGCAAGACAAACCTGTTAAGGTCTATCTCACTGCGCTTACAACTGCGCTTCAAAAGCTATTCAGTTTTTAAACTTTGGTACGGAGACCCATGTATCTTTTGGAAGGTTGGAATCTCCAATTGTAATCCAATGGCAAAGAGGACACAGAAGGGAGAACTTACCTTCTACTTCGCCAAGATAACGTCCGCAATCACACGGATTGCCGTTTGCGTCTTTTCGAGGACGCTTGCATCTGACTTTTGCTACCATCTGTGCTCCTTTCGTTGGATTTCTGGAAACAGGCTGTTGAGCACAGGCCTGTCAGAAGCTACTGGGAAACTGTTCGCACTTCCAGCCGTGCTATTCTTCGCCCGAAGAAAACCATTGCAGCCTTTACATTCAGTTGTCGGACAGACGTAAAACGGGTCAGCTACAATTTTGGTGCTGCATAATGGATTTGAACCAATGTATGTCCGGTTATGAGCCGGATGCTCTAGCCGTACTGAGCTAATGCAACATAGAAGCCCGGCTTGATTGGTTAACCGCTGCTCTTTGCAATGTCATGTCTAAACATCACATTGAGAGCCGGGAATAGCGGTGGAGGTTTTGGAGAATAAGTCCATGCAAAGCTAGGTAGTTGGTTGTGCTGCGTAACGGAATCGAACCGTTGCTTGCCAGCCGTGGGGGAGACAGGCTGGCATTCCCCTAACAATTGGAAACGCAACATATAAAGCCCGGTGAAGGAAAAAGAGTGAGAAAGCCTTCACCGGTGAAAGGAGGAATATGCCTATTGACGCCCAAGCAAGTAAAAATGACAAAACCTTGCTGCGCTGGGCTATTCCTTAGAGGAAGCTGCAAATCTTCCTGCGTACATTATAAGACTTGTCAAGTGGTGAAATCAAATAAATAGACCCAGCGAACGCAATATATTGTGTTTTTAATCAAAATGGCCTCTTGACAGGCTCGATTTTACTGATTCCGTTGTACAGTTCATCGGCAAGCTGTGCCAAGCTGTCCGGTGCATCATCGTGCGGAACTTTGCCAAGCTGCGTGAACATCGTGACCTGTTCCATGAACGCCTTGTACTCTTTCGACTGGTGCTTCTCGTCAAGGAAATAAAACCGTTTGATATCCGGCGCATACTGGATAATTCTTGACAGCTTGCTTTGACCACTTGGCGCACGTTGACTGCGAACAGAGCAGTGATAGCCCTGCTGCTGGAGCTGGCTGTCTACCACGTCACAGTATTCATCACCGCCGTTGTTGGCTTCGCCACGCACCACGTTGATTTTATGTTGGATGATTTTGCCAACGACTTCTGGTCTGGTCACGGTCTTATCGCCGTTATTGAACACAAGGTCAGGGATGAACACAGCATCCCCGTACACATAAGCGATAGGGCAGGCAGTGAAGTCGCCGCCGCCCCATGCAATATCCATGACCATTAGCTTGCGATCAGGCTCTCCATCAGGCAAAACGCCGTTGAAATACCGCAGTTCATCGGCAGGGAACAGCAGACCTTCGCGCACATAGGGCTTGCCCATGTACTTTGCCCACCATGTTGCGTCGTCAATGCTAGCTTTCATATCGGCGTAGTAGGCATCGTCAAATCCAACGCCATAGTCATAGTTGAAGTTGCTGTGCCCGTTTTCATCCACTGCAGGAATCACCCGGAATCTGTACTTCGGATTGTCCGCATACTGGTTTTGTATACGTCCCAGAGGGTCAAGCACGTTCCAGCGTGTACCGACCATCAGTTCTAATGCACCTTGCTTTTTACGGTCTTTCAGCTGATTCAGATAGGCATCGTACTTGTTGTTCAGACGTTCAACGTTCAGACTTTCCTCCAAGTCCTCAATCAAGTCATCGCTGTACAGAACGCCACCCTCTCCAATTTCAACAGCACCAGTCAGCGTGCCGCCGATGGAACGACAAGTAAGGGTGGGAAAACGCTTCTTTCGGTTCAGATCAACGCTTTCGTCCTTTGCGCTTTTGTCCACAAGCTGAACGTCAGGAAAGATTTTGCCCCAGTTGTAAGTCACAGGGTCAGTGATGATGGACAACACTTCGCCGTAGAAACCATTTGTCAGCTTATCAGAATGTCCGCTCATAACCGATGCAACGTCAGGGCGATTGCCCATCAGCCATGTGATGAAGAAGATGCACAATGTGCTGTTATGGGTGGGAATCAGCCGCTTACCAGCGCAGTACACGCCACCCTCAACCTGAATGCAGTTGCCCTGCTTCGGCTCAATGCGCTCAAACCCACAAAATGCCACACGGCGAGGTTTGGAGAACTCTTTTAACTGCTTGCGAGGAACAACGCAAGGGATAGGACAGGTAGGATTAAAAGAGATGGAATAGACTGTCAGATTGCCTTTAATGCCACTAGATGATACACGAGGTGGATATTCAACCACGCTGCATCTCCATCCAAAGGTAGAAACCAGCGTGACAAAATCATCTCTCATTTGCGGCTCTGTGGTAGAAAAAGCGTACCGATGCTCTTTTGCCCGTAACGTACCGTCTGTATCGAGCAGGCCAGCAAGCAATTCCATGCGCTGTGCAATGCTGGCTGTAAAGTATTCTTCTGGGATATGCTTCACGCAGCGGCGGTGACTATGGCACATATCGCCTTTTTGAAGTGCTTGTCGCAAACCAGAGAATCCGTAGTACTCAACACCAGTGTCCTTGTGAACAGTGTGCCAGCTAACAGGGTACCCATCATTAATGACGCGCTCGACAATCACTCGATCACAAGGAGGTTCGCAAATATCCGGGTGCTGATTGCGACCATCGCCAAGCCAAGCACCCAACGTATACGGCTCGACGGGCAGTTTTTTATACTCTCCATCAACAAAATTTTTGAACGGAACCTGATAACAGAATCTTATGCCATCTTTTGTATCGGTAACATAATCCTCCATCATTCGCTTAGTTTCGACCACATCAAATCCGTTCTTGTGACGGTTAAAAACCGGCCATTCGTGGTTTTCATGGCAGTCAATGTATGTGTCATCAGAAAAATGGCATCGCACATCAAGCTGGCACTTAGGAGATACAGCCAGCACCTTCACAAACTGACCTTTTGGGCTGATAACTTCATCACCGACCTGCAAATCGCCGTGATTCTTCCAGCCGTTTCGTGTAAGAATTGGCGTATCATCACTCAAAGCCTTGCCTACGCGAGCCGGAAGACTAACACCCAAGAAGTCAATCCGCTTATAAAACAAGTCATCAAGGTCATCTGCCAGCACTTTCAAAACCCTGCGTCTAGGCTGATAGAACTTCTTTTCCGGTGCACGGTTCCATTCAAGGTAGATGCAATAGCTGTCGAACACATCTTTTGCTTCAAACAGGTACGTCCGACCGATAATGTCATAGACCTTTGCCACATCCTCGCCTGTTTTCATCTTACCCATCATGGCTGCGCAGATAGAGCGCAGCTCACCAGAGTATTTGTAGGCATCAAACCGCTTATTCTGCGGCAGGGCATCTCTCAGGTTCACCACCGCCTGAAACCAGTCCTCATAGACCTGCGCTTCGGTCGGATTCTGCTTTGCATACGCTTTGATGCTGTCAATGATGGCGATACACTGCTTTGGCTGCATAAAAAAATAGACACCCCCTACCTGAAAATGTAAAGAGTGCCTACAACTGCACAAAAATCAAATATTCGATTTTATAATTTTACTTCAGAAAATTATTTACTAAAGTCCATCTTAATAAATGGGTTGTGTAGTTTATTTGACTTCTTCTGCAAGCTGGTTGAGCCTGCGTTTCAGCTCGTCTGCATCGTAGTACAAGGCGTCTGCGATGGCATTGAGAATATCGGGCTTGTCGGTGTAATCGCACAACGTTTCAATCAGTTTCAAACTCTGTTCTGACAATTTTACGGGTTTCATGCTTTATTCCTTTCTCTGACTATATAAAGTAGTAGGTTTTGGTTGTTCATCTCCTAGCACCAGCTTATAGCGGAGATACTTTTCGATAATACTGTGTCTTTCTGCCAATGTGCCGTAAATAAAAACGAGAGCATCTTTGGCAGCGTCGTATTCATTCGGGAAAATGACAATTTCCTCGTTTGCAAAGGTAACGGTGCAATTTTCCGAATGACAGGCTTCCAAAAACCGCTTAATTTCAATGAATCCCCCAAAGTCAAGCATAGACCGCAGTGTGATACTGCCGTTCTTAACAATCAGTTCTTCTCCCTGCATATTATCCAGCCTTTCTCTGTTCCGCAATCCGATACCATGTCTGGCGGGTCACGCCAAGCTGCTTGGCAGCGTCCGTGACCGTGAGAATGCGCTTCTCCACCTGCTCATGGAGAACGTCAAAGAGGTTGCGGTCATACTCGGTTGGTTTGCGTCCTTCCCTGTAATCAGGGCGCTGACTGGCAATATTCTTGCCCTCTCTGGTGCGTTCAACAATCATGTCACGCTCAAACTCTGCAAAGGCAAGCATAACATTACGAATCAGTTTTCCGGTCGATGTGTTGTTCATGAGGCCCATATTCAGAATGTTCACGGACACGTCTTTTGCAAGCAAGCTGTCAATAATTTCAATGCCGCCCTTCACGGAACGAGCAATGCGGTCAAGCTTCGCCACGATCAGCGTGTCTCCCGGCTGGATTTCAGCCATCAGCTTGTCCAATTCGGGTCGATGCAGCTTCGTGCCGGTGTACACATCCGAAAAGATTTTCTGTGCGCCGTTGGCTTTCAGAAGTTCCGACTGGGCTTCAAGGCTGTTGCCGTCAATCGCCTGTCCGGCGGAACTGACACGAGCGTAACCGTAAATCATTCAGAATCACCGTCCTTTTCCTCTACTACTTCATAGCAGCCAGCGCGAGTAAGTTTCCCATTCGCAGGTTCTACAACCAGTCTGTACCCGAAAACCTCAAGAATTTGAACCATTGTGGATAATTTCATATCATCAGCGAGGACACGAGAAGATGCGCTGGAAATGGTTTTGTAGTCAAGCTTTTCCCGGAGATATTCGTATGTTTTATGCTGATTCTTCATTATGTCACGAAGAATTTCGCTTGAGTTCACCTTGTTATTCGTTGCGGCCATTTTTCGTTCCTCTCTTTCTTTAATGCTAGTATACGCTTTCTAGCGTAAATTGTCAAGAAAAAATAAAAAAATAAGCTATCAGCACCCACCTACCAAAGTTTAGCTGATAGCTTATCCGTTACAAAAGAAGGTGCTGCAAGCAGCCTTTCTTTCGTGGTCTATTATATCAAAAAATGTCGGCCTATGCAAGCATCCGCAGAAGCGTATAACGTCTAATAAGAAAAGCCAGCGGCTAGATGTTCTCTAACCACTGGCTTTTGTATTATGCGTTAATCTTGAATGGCAACCACTTCATAAGAGCTATAACCAGTAAATCCACTCAATGGATGAAGCTCAAACGATGCTGTTTGGCCCGAAGCAAGGCCGTCCATGATGTAAGTATACTCACCGCCTACAGGGAACTCGTTACCGTCTGCGTCTTTCATCTTGTAAAGAACGACCACCTTAACCGCGTTGCTTGTAAACTGGCTGTTGTTCGTAACCTGTCCAGTGAATCGCAAATCGTAGCCAGAGCCACGCCTAGAAACATTCGTGACGGCCAGTTCGCCAGCACGGACAATTTGATTGGCAGGGCTTGCTTCGTGAACGTTCCAGTTCTCTGCGCTTGTCGTATATTCAATTCTTGTCGGCTTAACACCATCGGAATCAAAAGCGATATAATCGCCATACCAATAAGAATCACCCTCGCCAACCCAGTCCAGCGTTTCAGAATCGGTTTTTAAGACGGAGCCATCTTCGCCGTATACCGTGACATTCAGCGAAACAAAATCGACCGCCCAATCGGTGTTGGGATTCTCAACCAATACAGCGTAAAACACATAGTATCTCGTTTTGCCGTATTCGTACTTGGTTTCAAGGTGACTATGGGATTCCTTAATGTTTATTGGCTGAACTTGCGTTGCGTTAGTTTCTTCCAGCTCAACGGGAGCAGACCATTCATCAGGTTCTGTCGTTGCCATTGCGCTAATAGGCATAGCAAGCATCATAGCCGCTGCCAGAGCTACCGCAATGATTCTCTTTCTCATTTTTTGGTTCTTCCTTTCTTTGGCCAGAATTTTATATAACGTTTGAAATACCATGTGCCATAAGATACACGCCAAAAACCAAAAGAGCGGCGCCGATAATGATGCCCCATATTGAAGCGGCAATCTTTTCGTTCTTTTCTCTCTTTTCTTTGTTCTTGTCATTCTTTTGGTTCATTGCAGATTCCTCCCTTTCAAGGCTTGTAAGGCAAGTATAGCACAGAACACAGACCCTTTGTAGGGGTCTTTTTGTTTTTGCGGGAAATTTTTGAGATTGGCAATAGGGGGTATGGTAATTTTTTTGAGCCTTTTTTATTTTTTCGGTGGTTGAAAGACTGACCGGGCGGTTCTGGGCGGCGGCTATATACCCCGCCGGTGACCCCTGCCCACTCCAGCGCACCCGGAACGGCCGCACATCACAGGCAACAGGGCAGACCGTACCAGATGCAGGGCAAATCATGCAAGGCACGACGCACACGCCCGGACGCTGGACACGCTGCACCTGTCTGCACTCTATACCAGACAGGCCACGCCGGGCAGATCGTACCGGCAGCGGGACGCTGGAGGGCTGGCAGCGCGTCCGAAACTGTGCAAAAACGGACGTGCCAAAACCTAAAAAATAAATACGCAAAAAAGCGTAAATATCTATTGACATTTACGCAAGAAAGCGTATAATATAATCAGACGCAAGAAAGCGTAACACCTACCAAATACCACCACAAAACAGGAGGACAAAACCATGATGAACAATAAAGAGATCGATTATACCGCCCGCCCCATTCCGGGTGATTATGAAGGCCGCAGCCATCGCGCGTGTGTATGGTACAACAGAGCCCGCGCCGCGTTTGATCTTGCCACGCTTGACACGCTGACAACCGCCGCAGATAAAGCCGCTGACCGCGTGCCCACTGAGGCATACGAAAAAGCAAGAAAGCTCCTTGACAGCGTGCAGCGTTGGGGGCTTGCAGATGCAAGAGCGTGGGAGCTTGACAACGACAGCCGCTATTATAATTCTCAGTGGCTCAAAACCCGACAGGCTCAGCTTGCAAAGCGGCGCGTAAAGCTCAACAAAGAGCTTGCAACATACGGCTTGCAAATTGACAGTTACGGCTTGTATCCTTGCATTAGAGAAATCACCAAGCCGGGCACCGATATGAATTTATTGTATTGGTTTTAATGGGAGGTGTGCAACGTATGAACAAACTTGTTTTTGAAGTAAACAACGGCAGAAAATTGGAACTTGTGCAGCGGGAAGATAACGGAACGACCCTTATTTGCTCCCTCGATGCACCGGACAACGAAGCATATATAAGCGTTGGCGACTTTGTGCAGCTGATTAACATTTACCGCTACTGCAAGCGGTACGATATCCAAAACGATTGGATTAACCCCAACGGCAAAAATACGGAGGTATAACAAAATGACAAGGGCAGACGAAATCAATGCTGAAATCAGGAATCAGGCCGTGCGCCTGTATCCCAAGTGCACCGGGCTGTTTGAGCTGCCGTTAATGGTATACACTCAAATTGTAGCGGACAACCTGACCCGCTCCAAGCCGTACCGCTTGAGCGTTGAGCGTTGCAAAAAAATTATTCTGGCGATGCCGGAATTTGATTAATGGAGGGTTTGCAATATGATCACTCTTGACTTTACCCAGTGGGCCGCCCTCTGGTACGTGGGCGGCATGGTCTCCGGTGCACTCGTTATGATCGCTATTTTAAACAGCTAATAAAGGAGGGCATAAAAATGACAGACTTAGAGCAAAAGTGCAACGAGTACCGCGAATATAAGCGGCTGGCAGAACAGGCGGAGCAGATGCGGGACAGCCTGCGAGATGAGATTATCGCCATGATGCAGGGCGCACCGGAGGTTATCGCAGGCGCCTGCAAGGTGATGTATAAGGACGTGCAAAGCGTCCGACTCGATAGCAAGCTTCTCAAGACGCTGCACCCTGATGTATACGCCGAGTGCAGTAAGCGCACCACATACAAGCGTTTTAGTGTGGTATGAGGGGGTGCGACAAGTGATATTTTCCTGCATCCTGTTTTTCTTCTGGTTCTTTTCCGCGCTGTTCAAGGCGTCCAAATAAAAAGCATTTCACCCGGTCAGAAATGACCGGGCTTTTCTTTTGCCTTGCATCTGCTAATGGTGCAGGGCTTTTGTTTTGCCCTGCTACAATACAGCCACATACAAGCGTTTACAGCGCGTTTTGTGCTGTCAATGCAGTTATACCGCTCACACCACAAAACAGCGTACAGGGCTTTATAGGCATCTTTCCTGCTATTTGCCGTGTTTTACCGCTGTCGTGTGGCTGTGCATCCGACTATACTGCACCACCTGTGCCACGCTGGGGCGCATCACATCGCAATAGCGTCTCCAGCGTATACCCGATACCAACGCCACGCCGGACGCTATACAGGTCAGCGCATACCGCCTATTATAATAAGGTATATAAGGGTGCAGCATATCGCAGACCACGCAAGCCCGGCGGGGTCTCGATGCTTCCCACGCCCGGCGGCTTGCGATCTGGCACCGGGTCAGCGGTCAGGGCGCACCGGCTGGCACACTCCACCCGGCGAAGCAGTCCAGCGGCAGGGACGCGGCGGGCGGCGCGGAACCATTGACGGCTCCCGCCGCAGCTCTTTTCGGGCTTTCGCCCGATAACTAATAGAGGTCAGCAATAGTCGTAGCGTTCCAGCTGGAATAGTCGTAGCCGATAGTCGCAGTTTCTCCAATAAAATAGTCGTAGAATAGTCGTAAAGTCGTCAGACGACTAACTTTTGAAAGTCCTATATATAGTATAGTAACGAGCAGTCCGCTGATAGTCGTAGAGTAATAGTCGTAGCGTTTTCTTGCGAACCATCGTCAAATAGTCGTGTATTTTTGTGTGAAATAGTCGTTCGCCTTTTAGAGAAAGAGAGGTACGATAGTCGCTAAGCCATCCGACACCCCCAAAATCAATATGTGTCAAGACACCTGTCAATTTTAATCCCAATCGCATTACCTCAAAATCTTTAACAATCGTACTTATTATAATAGTCGCAGATAATTGCTCAATCTTTTTAACTATTATTCTACTAGAATAGTCGTACCCTCCGATTCAGTTCGTTTCTCTTCGATTTAATTACCGACAACTACAATCATATCATATCAACTAACTAGGATTATCCATTTGGCAAATACCTCAATACTTTTAACTATCTAATAAGGCTATCCGGCTGGTCAGTCACTTTCAATTTGTAATCAACTGCTTATACAGTCATGCAACATTTCTACATATTCAACCGACTGCAAAATGAAGTCAATTCTCCATGTGGAACAGTCACAGACCATCCACCAGTCCGAGCCTTACGCCAGTTCTCGCCTACGGTCTGCTCTGCTGGCTAACGGTGCAGCTTTGGAGATAGAGGGTAACCAGCTTGCAATTTCGCATAACTGTTATTTATTCACTTTTGAACTATCGTGGCACACCCGGCTCCGTCAACGCGCGTGCTCGCGCATATAACGCCCGCGGACGCGCTAAACACACGGGGAGGGAAAGGGGGAGCACGGAAGATGTTAGGGGGATTATAGGGGGTAATAGGGGTTGTAGGGGGAAGAGGGGGACAAAAGGGGGGAAGAGGAAACAAGGGGGAAAGGGGACAAAAATTTGAAAGCCGTTTCCGAAAGTGATAGTCGAAGAGTTTTTTCGCCTCACACATCTTGCTTTCGTTTCAATCAGTCCTGAGATTTGACAAATAGTCGTTGGCATTCGCCCATCTGGCTGCTATCATCGCGGGAAAGGCGTGTAAGAGCCTGTCTGCCGCGTTTTTCTGGCTGACCCGATAACTTTCACGTCTGACCCTGAAAAGTCGTTTTCCACGCTCCTACATCGTTCTAATTGCATGGTCTAGTAGTTTGAGATATGCCATCAACATCAACGGAGAGCCGTCTACGAGCGTCTGTGGCGCGTTTTTGCAATGAAGTCGATAAAGTTATCGTCCAGCACCTAAAACGCCTTAAAGCAGGCTTTCTCTCGGTGTTTAAGCGAAACAAGAAAAAGCCATCCTATCATAAGTTGACAGAACAGCTCTTGGCAGTTCGTTGTATTGCGCTCATTCTTCAACCAGAGTGATTTTCGGAAGCTGGTCAACAGGTGTTCTCATAACCCACTGAAATGTTTCCCAAAGCCCATCGTACGTCTGGAAGATGTTTGCATGGCGTCTTTCATCGCCCCGATGAGTCCCGATAAAAAATCTTACGGCAAAATCAGCTTCATTGCGTTGCAAGCCAATGGACATTAACAGTTTTTTTGTATCGATTCTGCGTCATCTTTTCGTTCTCCTTTCAATCCATCCAAGTATACTCTTGAAACCGTTGGATTTGCTTGTTAAACGTAATGGGAAGGTCGCCTATCTCACCCTCCTTGTTCTTGCTCAGCCGGAACAGATACTTGTCGGGGTTATCGCCGGACAGAAGGATGATTGCATCTGCGTCCTGTTCAATCTGCCCGCTCTCTCGCAAGTCGGAGTTAGTAGGCGTTGCTCCGGGCTTGGATGGGTTTCGATTAAGCTGTGCTAGTGCCACCACGACAATGCCTGTGGTCTGTGCCAGTTCGTGTAAGGCAATGGATATGGCTGTAATGGCGGCATATCTGTCCTTTGCGCCTGTTTCATGGATGAGTTGAAGATAGTCTACGAAGATGACCTGAGCCTTTTTACGGAGAGCCTGAGCCTTCATCCACGCCACGTTCTTTCCGGCAGCGGAGCGGATATATAGTGGCATCTTCATGTTCTTTGTCTGTCCGTCAATCTCATTCAAGCTGACCGCCTTATTTTTCACCGTGTCCAGAGGGCAGTATATTTGATTAGCCATCAGACGTGCGCCCAGTTTGCGTTTGCTGGTTTCTAAGCTGAAATAGTACACGGTGTAGTTCTGCTTTGCCATGCTTGCTGCTATTTGCAGGGACAGGGCTGTCTTGCCCGCAGACGGTCTGCCGCCAATGATGATGAAATCACCCGGAGAAATGTGCAGCGCTTCATCCAGACGCTCTAGGCCTGTCTTGATATACACAGGCTTCTCGTCCATGTGAAGCACATAGTCGTTCAGCACGTCCTCGTATGTCCACGCATCTTCTTCCTCAGCTTTCAGGCTCATTGCCTCGCCTATCTGCTGGTAAATGTCTGACAGATCAGAATAGTCGGTAAGCTCGCTGGTCATCTGAAACGCCAGACCTTGCACACGAGTGAGCGCAGCCTGTTCCCTGATAAGCTGCGCCCAACGCTGCATCTGCTCCCTGTCAATTCGTACACATTCTGATTCACAGGTCTGCACACACGCTAAGAGCGTCTGCGCTACGTCTGGATGCTGCGTGTTTATCTCGACTATATCTATCTTGCCCCTAGCCGTCCAATAGCCCTGAACAGCCGCAAAAGCGTCTCTCAGCTCAGGTCTGAACAAGTCAAGTTCAAGGTCTGGTATGATTTCATCCACAACGCCCGGCTTGCAGAGCATCAGCGCACCGATAAATACCGTTTGAACGTCCATTGTCATAGTCTAGGAAACTCCATCTCCGTACTTTGCTCGTACTGGTCATCCTGTTTCAATGCGTAAATGTCCTGCCATCCGGCATAGATGCTCTGGTCGAGAATAGCTTTCCAGTCATGCCGATCAAACTTTTCCAGCTTGTTGCAGAGCATCTGTTTTGCCCGGTCTGTCATAGGCTTTTTGATTCTTGTACGCATCTGTGCGAACTCTCGCAGGGATTCCAGCAGGGCTTTATCGCCATGAGCAAAGTCGGAGAAGATGTCAGGTTTCTTCTTGACTGCACTCTCCGGCAAGGTCTTGACGTTCATCTGACTGTCAGTTGATACAATGGGTTCATTGTCATCTGACTTTGAACTCATAGATGAGCTGACCTTCATCTCATTTATGACATGAGGATGAGCTGACTTTCGTGTAGACCATCCTTTTGACGCAATATCACTTCTTTTACACTCTTCATCGAGCAAATGCTTAATTAAAATGAAACAAGATTCTGCTTTTTTTGAGTTCAAAGTTGCGTCTTTTTCTTCAAAAACGTATGCACAGATTGCATCGTATAGTTCCAACTTTTCTTTGCTTTTGAGTGTGGAGATGGCTTCAAAGTAATATCGTTGGAATGTAAAGCTGTCTCGTTTTTTGTCCATACCTATCCCCCATTAAAACAGGCACTCAGCGTCAGACTCACGCAGCCAGCCTTCACCCGGAATATTGACTATCTCATAATACTGCCGTGCAACGTAAATTGTTTTCTGCCCATCCTCAGCAATCAGGCCGACAATCAGATAGTTGCCAGCAGCCATAAAGAACCAAGGGTTGCTCTTGTAGGTCTCGCCCTTCATCCAGTTTTTCATCCTGTTCACGGCTTTTTCAATATCCTTATCGGGGCAGTCCGGGTTTTTGTACGCAAAGAAATCCTCAGGAAATTTAAGTTTTTTCACTTTCTGAATCCCTCTCTCGTTCTCGTGATTCTCTTATGCACCTTGACAGGTCTTGTGCCTTTGCCATACGCTGGTCGGGTATGTTTTGCCTTGATGTACCCGCAAGGTGGCTTCGGCCCGAAGTCAAAAAAGCTCAAGTCCATAACGATGATGCCAAATTTTTTGTTTGTCATGTTTACTGCTCCTTACGCATACCATTTTGGTGCTTCATTGAAGATTTCAACGCCTTTCGCAAAGCCCATCTTTTCTAAGGTTTCACACATGATGCCATCCATCATGCTGTGAACGATTTCTTCATCATCGCCGTACTTTTGGTACGCTTCCTGCATTTCTGTCGTGAATGTGTCAATCATATCTTGCGTAACAACGATATTGTTTTCCATAAGCCCTCCTATACCATCGGAAACGTCATTCAATGCGTCACAGGACACTGAATGTTCGGGTCAATAGTCGGTGTTGCATCAATAGCATCCAGCACCTCATCATAGAAAGCTCCTCCATCGGGATTCGAAAACGAACTAGCTCTGTCTGCGTCCAAAGCGCATTTTTCAATCTTCTGGCGCAGCGCATCTGCATCAATCGGTCTCATATCTGTCAACCCTCCGGCGCATAAATGCGCATCCAATGTGTGACCGTCACGTTATCCGGCAGTCTCTCGCCTATCTCGTCCCAGAACTGACCGTCTGCGTAACAGCCAAGAAAGTACGCTGTCGGCGAGATTCCTTGCAACATTTTTCCATCTTTGTCACGCCACGTTGTCTTAGCCGCAAGCAACAAAGGCTGTGTCCGCTCTCGTGGCAGCTCGCTTGCTGGATGCCAAAGTGTGTTAGCCATTATTTTTCCTTTCTTCAAAATTTGCGCAATATTCGGGAGGAATGTTGAAAGGCTTTTTGAACGGCACTTTGCAAACATATCTGTAATATTCTTTTTCTCTCGGGGAACGCTTATAATACAGGTTCTTACATCGGTCGCAAATAGACGTTTGCTTTGCGGGTACATCGTGAACGATTAAAAGAATTACAGCTATACCACAAATAATGATTATCACCGCATTTAATGCTGTATCAAACATCCATTCTTCTCCCTTCAATCTCCGTCCCATACGCCGTCAGGACGCATCTTTGCAAACGCCAGCAGACCGTACAAGGCACGTTTGGCGTTGCCCTCTGTGGCGTGCCAGTAGTCTCTATCGTCTACATCGTCACCTAATGCAGAAATAGCCTTTTCAAGCATCGGGATGTTTTCTGCGCCTGTTTTACCATAGATGGAGCGGATGCCCTTTCTACCCAACACATCATCACGACGAAAGTACATTCCATAATTATAGGTGATATTAAGCCAAAGTTCCTTTGTTCCTCCAATAGAACGAGTACCGCCATCAATAAAGTGCATATCATCCACTTCAAGCGTTTCGTGCGTTACTGGGTCGCACAGCGAAATATCATAGCTCATCTTTCTTCTCCCATTCCTTGCATCCACGTTCGCCCCACACGAAGTCTGCAACGTGTTCTGACTGGTCGTTTACGTACACGCCCTCCGACTCTGCGTACCATTTGCAAGAGCCACAGGACGGCTCAGATTTGTTCTCACAGGAATCTGCCGTGCATCGGATAGCCTTGCCAGCGGAGAACTGCTTGATGCCCATGCAAGAGCAATGTTCGGTGGTACAGTAGGTCATTTTATCATCTCCAAAGCCATAACGTCGAAATCCTCAAGATTCGGATGCTTCTTCCTCGCCATTTTTCGAGCTTTCAGCTCAGCTTCTTCTTCATTATTAGCTTCAACATCAAAAGTTCCAAGATTGATTTCCCCATAGGATTCATAGGCCACAATTTCGACTTTGTATTTCATTCTTGCTTCCACCATCCAATAAAATCACACAATCCAATTGTTTGAGAGTCACAACGATGCGTATATTTAACGTTTGGCAAATCGAACCCTGTAAGGTTGTTGCAAACAGTGTGCGAGCTAAAAAGTTCGTCAAAGGTATTATCACAGATTTTTGCGCTCTCGGCGTTGTAGATAACCATACCACATTGCTTGCAACGCCAAACGGAACATCTTTTCATTCTTCCGCCTCCCATCCTATCAGCTCACAAACACCAATGCTGTTATTTTGGCAGTGGTGAATCCAACTGTTCTCAAACGCAAACAGAGTAATGCTTTCTGCTGATAAGATACGTTCAAGCTGTCCAGTTCTAAGCACTTCAATGTCCTTTGCAATGATTTCTTGACCGCACCGCTTGCATCGGTAGATTCTGTAATCCTTTATCTTCTCTGCCCTCTCTTTCCTCTGTTGAACCGCCCGATCACTCGTTTATACTCTGCATAGCACTCCGGGCACAGGTCGCCTGTGTCCCTGCGCCACGCCCAGTCCTTGAAGTATTCGTCAGGGCTCATCATCCTGCCGCCCAGAACTGCCCCGCAGCGGTCACATACTCGCTTGTGGTAGATTCCTCTGTCAGTTTGCATTAGCGCTCCTTTTCATCAAATTTCTTCTGCATCTTGGCTCTCAACGCTTCGATACGTTCCTTGTCGTCAGTTATAATCTCATACTTGTCGCCAGACCAGCCAAGCGGAACATCTTCCGTGTATTCGATATAGATTTTTTCCGGGTGCGTAGGTGGCTCATAGGGGAACGTCACGTTTTTGCGAAAGTGGCCACTTGTAAACCACGTAAGGCCACCATTGTCGGAATAAGCGATTGCGTCAATGTCATGTACTTCAATCGTGTTACCTTGTGCATCAGTGGTCTTGAACACGCTTGAGCATCGTTTATTTTGGAAGCATCTTTGTCCCATTTTGTCAGACACTTCTGTCCATTCATCATCTTCGCCCGTCAGCGGCGTGAGTGGCTTGAACCGTAAAAGACGTTCAAGAATAGACATTGCATATCCAGCGGAAATCCCACTGTGTCCTTGACTTGCAAAAAGTTCAACAATATCAAGAATGTTTTTATTGATTGCATCCTGCAACCCGTCTCCGTCTTTTGTAATACGTGCAAGTTCTGATTTTGCATATTCTGCGGAACTGCTCATTTTATTTTTCCTCCCCAACATCCTTAAACAGGATTTCTTTGTAAGCTTTCCAGTCTTTGATTTTGCACGGAATGTCCGTGCCGGGCACGGTCTTTTTCAGCCCATCCATTTGCCAGACATTCCATGAGATGATAGCAGCCATGTTGCGAACCTTCCCAGCGTCAGGCTCTATGCCGAACAGCCACTTAAAGTTCTCTCGCCATGTCAGGAGCATATTTGCTCTTGCAAGCAACAGGCTGTCACCTTGCCACTCATAGCCGTATGTAGTCGTCGCTGCGTCCTCTGCCACATCGTGCCATGTCCAGACATTCCAATCAAACCAGTTGTCTACACATTTCAGTTTGCGGTCAAATAGTCCTTTCCGTTTTTGTACTGGAATCTTTTTGCCTGTTACCGTGTCGTATCGGTTCACAAGGAATGGTGCTTCTCCGCAGGTGATTTCAAGGACTGTCGAATGGATGTACTTGATAGGCTCTTTCTTTATATCGGGCATCGCATCGTTTTCTTCGCCCATGTCTATCATCTTTTCGCAGACCCAAGAAGGAGTGAAAACCTCTGCTTTTGCTTTGGTTCTTTGCTTCTGCTCATCTAGACGCTTGAGAACTCGTGGCACTGGCGGGCACTTCTTGATTTGTTCTAACGTGATTTCATCCGAAAAGCCTGCGCCTAGTTCAGGCGGTGGCTCTGTCGCCCATATGATGTTTTTGCTGGTAGTGCGGTCTTTAAGCAAGATAAACAGCGCCGCTGAAAGAATCGGGTCGGAGAAGTCAACCAACCGTTGTTTCATTTTCCGTCACCTCTCTGTACTCCACGTCAATCCCTTTTGGCAAAGCCGTCTGATACTTCTGGGCGAGCTGTTCTGCGCTCTGAGCATCGCCCAACGGCTGCTCAGGCGGTGCAACGGTGACTTCCACGTTGTCGCGCATACCAAAGTAGTTCTTGGCTCGAAAAATCCACTCTGCCGGGTTCTCTTGACCGTACATACCGTTGTACGCCCACATAGACTGCATTTGCAGAATTAGCTTCAGGATGTACTTCTGCTGCAAGCTGTCGTCACGGCGTTTGCCCGCCATAATTTGTTTCAGGCTTACCCATTCGATGCCAAGCACCAGTGCAATCCATTCCACCACAGGGGAGATTCTGGCTTCGATGCAAGCGTCAAAGAAAAAGTCAAGGCGTTGCTGCACTTCAATCGGGTTGTTCATGTCCACGCTTGGAAGGTCGCCAAAATACTTGGCTGCAATCATGCCGATGACCTTTTTGTCCTCTTCGTCACCGATTCTCGACTGCAAATCGCCTGTGTTCAGCATCTTAGACCTTGTAATTGCTAACTCCTGCTGTTCTTTCACCTTTTTACTCACCTGTGAGCGGATAGATTTCCGCTTGTTAAGCATCTGTTGTTTCTTCTTCTCTCGCTCTTTCTCACGCTTCGCAGCGGCTTCTTCTTTCGCCTTTTGCGCTCGCTTTTCACGTTTTTTCTTTTCAGCTTCGGTCAGCGGCGGTCTGCCACGACCACGCTTCGGGGGTGTTGCCAAGAGTTCTCACCTCTTCATCTTCATTTCGATTCTGTCTATCTTCCATGCGATTTGCCAGACTGCACAACAACCGTCCAACTGTCGCCACCAAGCACACTTTTCTTTCTCGCACACGCACCGCCCAAGCGGATTGCTGGTCATTTTCATGGGGCAGTAAAGTTCGTTGTCCATCATTTCCACCCCATCACAACAGCCGTACAAACGGCCAGACACACGTTGACGAACAGCCAGACGAGCATTGCCTGACGTTCTTCAAACAGGTTGTCTGCCATGTTTTTGATTGTCCGTTCGGACTGAACTACCACCGCCAGCAGGACTAGGCAGACCAGCCAGCGAGTTGCAAATTCAAACATCATCGTTACCACCTGTTCATAATTTCAAATTCTCTCATGCGAAGTTCCCCACCGCAAAACGGGCAAATCCTTTTTTCTTGAAACTCTTTCTTTGTCATGTACGCTTCATGCTTCATGGAGGTCACGCATCGATCACAGGCATAGGTCAAAATGAAGTGAACCGGCTTTTCTTCTTTCTTTTCTTTTGGATAAATCTTTTCTTCAAATACATCGTACAGCTTTTGGAAACCAGCTTTTGCGCTCTTTACCCACATATCGTGCCCGGCTTCTGCTTCCTCTTTGCTGTCATATCCTCGAACAACAATCCACTCCCCACCCCTAAATTGTTCGTGTTGAATCGCCGTTTCATAATTCCAATCCCTATCGTCAACGGCGCAAGTGTCAATGTGATAGCCATTGACGGTATCTTCTTTCAGTTCTCGCTCATAACGAGGCCGTTGATTCATAAATCCAAAAAGCTCACTTGAAAAATCAAACATTGTTATCCTCCATCAAATCGTCCATGCTCAACTGACCACTGATGTTGTCATCTTCCATCCACCAGCGAAAAACGTCCATGCCGGTCTGCCAGTCGCACGGCAAACCTTTTGCTTTCCTGACATCGAGCATTCGTTCGAACGCCGATATGTACATTTTCTCGTAAGCAGGCCAGCGCATAAACTCGCGCTGTCTGTCCCCCCTACCGGCCATAGGACAGCCGATGCAACCAACACGCTTCTGCCCTTCGCAATACAGCGGATTAACAGGCAGGTGCTCGCTGTGTGTGTAGTCCCACACATCATCGTCAGACCAGTCCACGATCGGATTGACAGTCATCTTGCCCTTAAGGTTGCAAGTCTCGAACAGTTGCCGCTTTTCATCGTTGTCGCCCATTAAGATGATTCTTTTTGCAGGGTCTTTGTGCATCAGTTCCATCACGCCACGACTGTTTTTGCGCCGTGCAGATTCTGCCCACCGAACGCCTGTGGCGATAAACCGATTCTTTCCCGTGTTTTCTTTCAGAACATCACAGCAATACCGCACAAGTCTTGTAGGTGGCATCAGCTTTTGCGGAATCAGCGTCCACATGGACACAGGATTGTCCTTGTATCGTGGCATAACGATAGAGCATTTGATTCCACGTTCTTCCATCGCCTCGAACTGCTCACGGATGAAATAGACCGTCTCCGGCGCATCTGCTGTAGTATGGCTGTTGACTACCTCAAAGTTGATTCCTGCACGTTCAGCCAGAGCCACAAGCACTTGTGAATCCTTGCCGCCAGAGTACGTAACCATCAGCGGCTTCTTGTACCGATGCTCGGATAGCCGTGCAGCGTCCTGCAACCGTGCGATGGCAAGCTGTTCCTTGTCCATTGTTACCTCCACTTAACGTCCTCTATAATGTTTGGATTTTCAGGTGTGCAAAACTCGTACAGAGTACATACAGTTTTCTTTCCACAAATCGGACAAATAGGAGTTTCCCCATTATCTGCCATCGCAGTTGCAATACGTTCATCGCACACAGAAATGGCAGTATTGCAGAAGTAACAAGTGAACGTTGCTCTTTTAATACGGCAAGACTTTGGATTTATTGAAGTGATTTCCGAAATAGCTTCTACCGAAAATATTGCCATCAGCTCCACCTTTCTCTCAGCTCTTTTTCGACCTGTTCTGACTTTGCTGTGATGTAATCTGCAAACTCGTCAGGGGTCATATCCTCTTCTTTGAACTTGCCGACCATCTCCCAGTACCTGTCACCAATTCGGATGATTTTCTGCACCTGTTCATCGGTCAGGTCTGCATCACACCGAAGGTTTTGAATCAATGCGCCCCATGTGGCGGCAATGCCATCCAGAGCCATGCGGAAGCCGTACAACTGGTTCTGTCGTGCGATTTTGCGGAGGTTGGTCGGCTTGACCTGTTTTCCGCATAGAGGGCAGTTTCCAAATTTATTCATCCGACTGCTCCTTTGCTTCAAGGCGAGAGAGCCAGCGGGCTTCTTTTTCATCTTCGATTTTGATAACCTTTTCCATGTACCTGTTATAAATCAAGATTCCGTCTCTTTCGGCGGACTTGCCAAACATGGTTAGGCAGACAAAAACATCCGCCATTTCTTCTTGTATATTTTCTAAACATTCCTCAACACTCTTCGGTGTCGGGTTCGTGCCATCCAGCGCACGGCGCAGCTTCAACGCAGCTTGTGCCAACTCGGATGCTTCTTCTGCCAACTGTGCCAAGATTTCCGTCTTTGGCAGGATGTCTGAAACTTTTTTGCTCACTTCTGTTCTCCTTTCAGCCAGTCGTTCAGCTTTGCCATGCAAGAGGGGCAAAGAAATGGTTCATCATAACAATCGCAACTCCAGTAGTCCCATGCGTCATGCACGTTCTTGTCAACCAGAATCACGGCATTGGGCTTATGCCTCCCCATCTCATCGGGCGATTCAGGATTAAACACTTCTCCGCAGCGGTCACATTTCATGCTCATTCTCTTTCTCCAATCTCTTTAGCAGCCCATCCACGTCATACCGCCAATGGACACGCAGCCTTTTCGCTTTGACCTCTATCCCCTCTTGCTCTGCCCACTGCCAAGGGATGCTCTTGCGGCTCTCGTTGTAACGGAACGCCAGAACCTTGCTGGCGGGGATTGCAAAGGTGCGGTTGACCGCCCTGTAATTGACTATCACATGGGCGGTCTGACCGCCGTACCCCATCGCATCCACCATGTCAGTGATATGCTTTTCCTTGCGGTATTTGCACTTTTCCTTGTCGTATTTGCCGAACACCTTTTCCAGAGGGATAGAGGGCGTTTCGATGGTTTTTAGCTCAAACAGGTGGTTCATCGGATATCGGTACACAAGGAAGTCGCAGATGTTGTCTATGGAAAACGACAGGTTCTCGTTGCCACCGTAGTAGGTGGCAGCACTGTCTTTCAGGCGGTAGCACCACGCATCGGATGGGACGGATGCTTTGAAGTCTGCTTCAAACTGTTTGCCGGTGTTCATGCGTTGTCCTTTGGTTCATCGGGTAAAGGCATCCAGTGGGTTACGTTTTCAAGTCGTTTTTCATCAAATGTTGTCAGCCAATCACCATCATCTGTAAGTACTGCCGTTTGCATTCTGCTATTTTCGTCATATATGGTTTTATCAAACACCAGAACAGGCTTGCTCTCATACCAAAGCGTACACTCTCTGTCGCCGTCCACTTCGGTAACTTCTTCCGTCATCTCTGGTAACTTGTCTTTGACATTGATCCACTGATTCATCCTCGTTCACCTCTAAATTCACTTCCGAGAAACCGTTTCTTCCCTTTTTCCCGGTGCTTGTCCTCATAATCACGGTGGTACACGCTTTGGCTGTGGTTTAGCTCATACACGAATGCCTTGCGTTCCTCGAAGTCTTTCTTCTCTGCTTTGTACTTTTCGCAAGTGTCGTGGCAGGCTTGGTGGCGCGATGTGCAGTTGAGACAACAAGTAATCATTGTTTTACCCCCATTGTTCGGACATTGCCTTTGCCACGCCCTTAAAAGTCTTTGCGCGGTTCCTTGCACGGTCAGTGGTAAACATTCCCTTGTGCTGCTCACCATGCTTATGCGAGTAAGACCCAGACGGGCACCATGTCGCGGTAGGTTCTACGATGTTTGTCGGGTGCAACGGCGGTACACCGCGCTCCCACAGTAGCGTTTTCTTGCTGTATGGATGCCCATATTCATATGGCTGGATTGCCTGCGTAGGCTTCGGATAATCAAAAATCTTGCTGGGAGCAGGATTCTCAATCACTACTTTTTCGCAATCTGCCGCCCACACGGCAAGAAAAAGCGCCTTGCCGCACAATCCCTCATAATACCGGGAAAGATTGAGCTTTCCTCCTTTGTACAGATGTCTTGCTCCCGCGTTGCTCGTCTTTGTGCAGGGGACAAATGCGATAATCATATCCCAGCGTGGCACATCATGCGCGATTCCGTCCATGGTCACAACCTGCCCCTCCCTCAATAGCCTTTAGGCAGTCACCGAGAATATGCCATTCTGGATGCCCGCCGGACGGCTCAATCAGGTCGCACGAGTAGGCTTCATGCCCACGGGCACGAAATGCTTTGCAGACTTCCTGCGATTCCTCACAGGCAACTAAAACTTTCATCTTTCCAAACGCCCGTCCAGCCAGATAGCACAGCTCTTATATAAGGTAGGCGGTTCGCCTTTTGTCCCGGTAGCGTAACCGTTAGTTAAAAGGGAGATCAGAACTGTCGTCAATCACAGAGAAGTCATCCGTGTTGCCCTGCGAGTAGTTTTGCGGCGCATCCTGCGCCCGATCAGCGGGCTTGCTGTCAGACTTGCCACCGCAGAAGTCAACCTTGTTCGCCATGATTTCCGTTGCGGTGCGGTTGTTCCCCTGCTTGTCGGTATACTTCCGGGTCTGGATGCTACCAGTCACAAGAATCAGGCTGCCCTTCTGAAACCACTTGGAAACAAACAACGCCGTATTACCAAATGCGGTGCAGTTAAAGAAGTCGGTTTCCTTCTGACCTCCGCTCTGACGGTCGCAAGCAATGCTGAACGTGCAAACATCCTTGCCGGACTTCGTGACCTTAGCTTCGGGCGTGTGAACCAGACGCCCCTGAATTGCGATAGAGTTGAGCATTATTTAGCCCTCCTTCGGCTGTTTCTGAGCACAGTCCCAACACAGGACTCGCCCAAAGCGTTTCTTCGTGCTTCTTGCAGTTTCCAGCGGAGTGACGGTGCGGTTGTTGTACTGAATAGGCTGTAACTGCTTTCCGCAGCAAGCGCATGGTGGAATGGTTTCCGCTTCCGTTTGCTTCTGCGCAGGCTTGTTCGCTCTGCTTGTGGTCTGCTTCTGGTACTCGTCCGTGTCAGCATCCTTCGTATCGTCAATGCAGAACAGACCGTTCAGAGCGTACTTTCTAGCGTAGCTGCTTGCAGTGCCGGTAATCTGCGAATCGTCCATGCCCTTCTTAAATTCAGGCTCACGAGCGTATGCAGTCACCGTATAGGTGGCTCCATCCTGCGATTCAACAGTTGCAGTGGCTTCGATATAGTGCCAGCTGTCAACGATAACAGGCTTGTCAGAAAGCCGCAGCACAAGGCTATGCGCTTTCAAGATTGGCTTTACCGCTTCAAGGATGTCCTCACACGAACGGTACTTGTAACCGCCGAACTTGTTCATCTGTCCCTTCGGGGCTTTCAACTCTGACTGAACAGCCATCAGAGCTTCATGGATTTTGCTGTTATCCATCAGTTGTTCTCCTTCCTCGCTTCTTTTCTCGCTTTACGGCAAGCCGGGCAACGATTAGGCAATGCCATGTTATGCGATTCAAAGAAAATGCGTTCTGCACGAGTAATCTCGAACACTTTGCCGCAGTCACGGCACATTTTCTCTATGATCGTGTCCCCGTCCCAGGAAGCTCTTCTTGCGGCATCTTCGACAGCAAACACTTCTTTGATTCCGTCATAAGGTCTCCTGACAAGCATATGCTGCGGTGCATGACCGTTTCTGCGAAGCGTTTCCTCCAAGTTGTTCTTTTTGCAACTTGCGCAAAGAGTTTCGGTGCTGTTTGGGAACACTGAAAAAGGCTTATTGCACTTTTCGCAGTGTTTAATTTCTTTCTTGTATTTACCCATTTTTCTTTCCTTTCTTCGGCTTCATTAGGCTTCATTGTTCTTACTTTGGCTTAATATGGCTGTACAAAATCAGCCAGCCATCAGTTCTGCCAACTGTGCACGGAGGTCTTTCAGCTCCGTTTCCCTGTCCTCAATTTCAGACTTCAAGTCCTCGATTTCAGCCATACGGTCAGCTTCTTTAGTTTTTGCCATCTGTTCGTTGGTCATAAAGTACACGCCGTCCTCCGGCTCGTTTATTCCGCCGAACCTGTCAAGGTTAATCATCTTTTGGTCTCCCTCTCTTACGTTCCTCTTTGATTTGCAGTGCACTGTACCACTGGTCTTTGTCAATTTCGATGGTAGACCACCGGTGGTTACAGACAAGGCACTTTTTTCTGCGAACGATGCTGTCATGGTCTGACCGGCTGTCAATCGTTGTAATGTTGTCGCTACCGCACATCGGGCATTTCATCGTGCATCCCTCCACTCGCTGGTGTGATGGGCTACACGCTTGATTTTGCGGCATTCTTGCTCGCTGCGTTCGTCCTCTTCTGCGCTGGCTGCAAGCGCACATAAGACAATAGCCGTTGCGAGAAGCCCACATGATACGATCACCCAGCCAAACATCTGCGCTGTGGTCTGGCATCTTTGAATCGTATCACCGCAGCCAACTGCTGCGATCGCAGCGACCAGGCCAAAGATGGACAGTGCCATTCCTTTCAAAGTTTTCATTAGTTCTCCTTTTTGCTTCCAAAACTAAAAATCCAGCCAGTTGCCATTACGGCAGCCGCTACGATGATTCCCCATGTGCCTTTTGTGCCGACCAGCAGTTCAACCAGATGTACCAGCCACAGGTTCAAAAGGAACACCGCCAACACCACCGCAAGAACAGTTCCCCATATCATAATGATTTCTACCAATGCTTTCATTTCTATTCCCTTTCGTTTATTTTTTCGCCATTGTAAATCACGTCTATGCCATGCTTTGCCACTGCAACACCTATCTACGCAATTCCTTCGCTTTTCATTGCTTTTCCTCGCGCTGCCTCGCCTCCGCTTATCAAAGCTACGCCTTGCATACATAGCCATTGCTTTTCCAATCTTTTCCTGGCCATTCCATTGCTCGTCTGAGCCTTGCTTCGCCATGCCTTTGCAGGTCTCGTCAAATCACCGCATTGCCGTTGCCGCTCAAGTCGCTTCGTCTCCAAGCGTTGCCTTAGCATTTCTGAGCAAATCGTCACTATGCCGTTGCCGTTCCATGCCGAGTGCATCACAGCCCTACCCTGCCATAGCGGTTAATTGAGGATTTCGTAGGTATAGCGGCCTTTGCCGCTGTTGCGCCACTGGCCGATGCCACGCAGAGCACCGTAGTCCAACCACTCACGCACGACCTTCTCGTGAGAATCGTCCAGAAGAACGATTTCAAACTCGCAGGTCGAACCAGCTGGAATCTGCTCGCTGTTGGCGAGGCTCACCCGCTCGCCCTGCGCGGTCTGTGCGCGAAGAGGGCGCTGACACTCGGTAATCTCGCCGTTCGCATGAATGGGAATCATGCGGGGCTGAACAAAAATCAGGCCATCAATAACCTTCTTGTAGGCCGTCAGCTTGCCGCTTTCGTTCACGGCTTTCTTCTTGCCGGTTTCGGTCTTGCCGCCAATTCTGGAGAGCATACCACAGGAATCCTTGAAGAAGCCTTTAATCTGGTAATCGTACAGGATAGGCTCACCATTCTCATTGCGAGGGAACACGGTCATGCCCTTGTCTGCTACGGCATCAGCGCCCAGAGCTGCCACCTCATCCTCGATGGTGTTTGCATCAGGGGACTTGCTGGCGATGAACTCTCGCGCGATGTTCTGGTTGCTAGGCCAAGTGCCGAGAACCGCTTCGATGAATGTAATTCTTACTTTGATTTTTTTCATTTTTGTTCGCTCTTTCTTTCTCGATATGTTCCAGTCTTAAAGGTTCACGCTCTTGCCAGCGCTTCCGCCACGGACTGCTTTTGTTGAAGTTGCTTATTGCTTTCTTCATCGTTTGACATCCTTCGCTTGCGTAGGATGTGTTCAAGCCGGTCTTTCTCCCGACTGTGCCAACGGATTTCCCGCTTTCCGTAGTATCTACCGTTCATAGGTCAACTCCCCTGTTGCAAGCATCTGCGATACCTCGCCGTAATGCTTGCCAAGTTTGTCCGCAAGGGCTTGTACTTCTCCGATGGACGGAAACGTCTTTTCCGGTTTGTGCGCTGCCTTCTTGCGCTTCCTGTCATGCTCTTTGTCAACCTTGCGCTTGCATTCTGAACAGTACTTTTTTGTCGGTCTGACAACGCCAAGATACAGGCCGCAACGCTCACAGTACTTTTCTTCCACGCTGCATCTCCTCTTTCAGTCTGGATTCCCGATTGTGACGTTCAAAGCACTGGTTGATGGATTTCTCCATCCGCAGCACCTTGTTGGCATCGTTTCTGGACACGCCAGCAGCCATTGCCAGTTTCAGTCTGCGCTTCCGGCTCGGCGCTTTGTAAAAGTACGTCACCAGCACTCACCAGCCTTATCTGTGATGAACTCCGGAACTTCCTTGCCTGTTGCAATGCACAGCGCAACTAGCTTTTCGACCCAGATGTCAAACAGGCTTTCTTTTGGCATATAGCACTGTCCAACACAAGGCTCCTTAAAACTCTTCCAGATCGTCAGGCCGACAGCTCCATCCGTGATTGTCCATATCATGCTGTAATCTTCATTGCACAGGTTGTACAAAATGTCTCGTGCTCTGCTTTTGGCTTCGTTGATTTCAAAGGCGTCCCAGCGCTTTTTGCTTTCCTCGTAGGCTTCCACCGCCTTGTTAATGGCGTGGTGTGCTTCTTCCGGGTACTCAAGGTCTACCTTTAAGGTGATGATTTGCTCCATATTCAGTCCTCCACTTTCTTGTTCTTCTCCGTCTTTAAGAAGAGATTAACGAAATAGACCTGACCAATACCAGTCACCTTCGGGGTCTTATTGATAGAAGTATGTCCATCGGAATGTGCAATGGATGTTTCCTTGATTTCAAACAGGCGAAGTTCCATAGACTTCTGCGTTGGCATATTGTAGTCCGTCCGCTTTCTGTCCTTAATCAGGTATCCGTTCTCACGCAGCCATGAGAACAAGCGGTTCTGCCCCATCTGGATGCCGTTCTGAGATAGCAGCTTCGCCATTTCGCCAACCAAAATGCTCTTTTTACTAGCACTCACAGCGTCAGCAAAAAGCGCTTTCGGCTTCATGGTTTCAATCTGCTTGTCTTTCTCTTCCAGCTCCTCATGCGCTGCGATCAGTGCAGTTGCGAGGAGCTGCGACCGGGTAAGCTGCGGTGCGTTGTAGCTTCCAGTCTTACGGATTGCAGGAAGCACATCGTTCGTTACCCATCTGCGGAACGGAGCCGCTTCCGGCTTATCGCTACGAAGAATGACATGGTACAGACCGCTTTCGTTGACGATTACCATTTCTTGTTTGCCGCCAAGGGTGTCAATCAGGCTGACACCCTTTTCGTCATCATCTAATCGGTCAGCAGCCATGCGGTTATTGCTAATACCAAGCACAGCGCACACGTCTTTCAGAACGAACCATGCTTCGCCGTCCATATCAACCGTGCGAACTTTGCTGTTCTGATATTCAAAAACTTGAATGTTTGCCATTTTTTCTCTCCCTTCTTACACTCCCGAATCCTGAATATTCAAAATCCGGCAGATGCTTTTCTTGATGCCGGGCGTTTCCAGCTTTCCTGTCTTAACCTTGAAAAGGTAAGAACGGTCAAAATATCGTCCGGTGTCCTCCTTGACTTTTTCAATCAACCAGTCATTGGTCTTGTCTTTTTGGATAAGAGCAATCTCGATTTGTTTGCCAAAGTCACACAGAGGCTTTTTTTCAGCCATTATTTCACCTCCGGCTATTGATTTTTACGCATAAGTGTAATATAATGAAGTTGCTAGAAATCATTCATTACGCCTTCGCGGTACGGTCTTAGTATAATACGCTTTCGCGTAAAATGCAAGGCTTTTTTAAGCGTTCGCGTAATTTCAGCAAACCTTACAATGCGAGGACTGGAATTATGGCAAACTTGTACGAAAATATTGAAAAACTCTGCAAGCAGCGTGGAGTAAACGTGACCACTATGTGCAAGGAATCGGGCGCAAGCCGTGGGTCTTTGACCGATTTGAAGAACGGGAGAAAGCAAACCTTGAAATATGAAACGCTTGATAAGATAGCTTCTTATTTTGAAACAAGCGTGGATGCTTTGGTTTCTGGCGAGCAAAAAGAAAACCCGCCCCAGCAGCCGCAAAGCGAAGTTGACGCGGATATTAAATGGATTGAGCAGAAGCTAGTAGAGATGCCGAAAGAAAAGCGTGAAGCTTTGATGAAGCTTATCAGAACTATGTGAGGTGACGGCGTGGGCAAAAAGAAATTTAGCAAAGAAGAACTACTGAACGACAAAAGTTCTCACATGGGTGATAGGTTTTTATTTGCCTTCGGTGCGCTTTTCTTGTTTGCTTCATTTATTTTCCTTGTGTATTCTTCAACCGCCTTTTTAATCGTTGCAGCCATTGGGGCTATGATGTTGATAAAAGGTAAACGCGGATACGATATGTTTCTTGAAAGAGAAAAGCTCAAAACAAAAATGTACGAAACACCTGTGTCCGCAAAGATTGTAGGCTCTGGTGAAAGCAAGAAGGCCGGAAGCGCCGCACTTCGTTCCGCTGTTGGCGGTTCAATTGCCGGATTGCCCGGTGCTGTTTACGGTGTAGCATCCGCAAAATCTAAAACCAGCGTCACGTTTTATGTGACGTATGAAGATGGGCATCACGGAAGCGAAACTGTAAATTCCGATTCTAGCCGGTTCTTAAAACTGATGAAAGTCTGTAAGGATTGACCCGGTACAAATAAAACCCCTTGCGCCGGGCTTTCGGTAGCCTTATGCGCAAGGGGTTTTGTCATGCATTGGTTATTGCTTCTTTTGCCGCCGGAATCTTTTCAGGGTGTTCCAGCAGCCATGCAATAAATCGGTCAATCTTGGCTCTTTCCTGTTCACTCATTGTGGCATATCCTCCCGATCAGTAAGTGCAGATGTTCATTCGATACGATTATACATCTTTTAGTTGTCAAGTCAATGTATTTTGAACAACTTCGTAAAAATCGAATGTTTTCTTCACATCCATTACTTCACGTCAGGGAAGCCGCGAGTGTTCAAGTCAAAAGGGACAACGCCTATCCATCTTTCCTCCAATCACAGCTCTACGAGCTGTCCGTCAATGCGTTCGATGTTATCTGCCGGGTCGCGCCCATCGTCCAAGGCAGCTACGGCGCGTTCCAGAACGTTTTTTGCTTCTTCATAAGCAAACTTATCTGCATTGTTGTTTGCAAGGTTGTAGACCAGTTTTAAAGCGGTCTGGCGGGCATAGGGAATAAGCATGGTGTCAATCTGATTCATACACTAACCCTCCCACGGTTTCGGCGTTTTGTTTTCGTTCGGTTTAGATGCGGGCATTCCGTCAATGATAATCATATTGTTACCTCCTGTTTCGATTGTTTTTTCGATGGTACAGTTATAACACAGGCTGCTGTTGGTTCTCCATAGCAGCTTTTTCCATTTTTTGGCTTGTCGAACCCGGCAGGTTTGCCGGATTTTGTTGAAAGGGTGAGAATTTATGGATGAGTATTTAGTAAGAACAGCCAAAGCATTAGAGATAGCTCGAATGCGTTCCGGCTTGAGCCAGCAGAAATTGGCGGCAAAAATGGGCGTGAATCGTGGCACGGTCGCCAATTGGGAGCAAGGTCTGGCAGCCATCTCCCTGCCGATGGCTATGCGCTGGTTCACATGCTGTGGTGTATCGGTGGCTCGATACATGGACGCTTGCATTCATCCGGGACTACTGGAACACTTGGAAGACGGCCTTTCCGATCTGGAGAAACGGCGGATTCTCATAGATGCTATGATGGAGTGCTCCTCCTATGAGATAGATGCCTTGCTGTATATCAGGTACGGAGATCACGGCTCAGACCACATCGGCGTGTTGACGGAGATTCTGGCAAACCTCCACACGCCGCTCAAGGATAGGGTCGCTGTCTGCCGGATGGTATCGGGCAACTACGAGATAGCACAGGCTACCGGGACAGACCCAGACCCGAACGGAACCGCCCCAAAGACGGAGATTCTCTATCAGGCGCAGGATGCTGGAACGGAAGCAGCCATGAAGTCCAACGATTCCTATACCGTGAATCCCAATAATATAAGTAGATGATTGTCGAATTATCGCAGTTTTTGCAGAACATTTTGTCCACGTTCATCCACTTTTTGTACACCTATTGGGCGAATTCACCTTGTCAATCCGTCCCCCATAGGCTGTAAATCGACAACATTCGCGCGGAATAAATAACGAATTATCGTCAATCTGCCGCCTGTGATTGGTTGGCTTGTCAATCTGTCCCCCATAACAATGGTTTAAAAGTTTTTCATCCACTTTTTGTACACGTTAGGTAAGCCTAACCGTTAAGCGTTTCAACCTTTCGGATGTTGAGTATCTGTTTATTTAGCAATATTCGCTTTGTGTTTTCAACTTTTTAAGAAAGAAAAAAAAGATTTTGTGGAAAATTTTCTTCTTCTGCTATTAGTAGAAGTTATTTTATAATCTTGTTAATAGTCTTGTTTTATATAATGTAAAGAGGTGTACAAAAAATGGATATAGGTGTACAGATTGTGGAAATAGGTGTACGAAATGTGGACAGTTAGGTGTACAAGAAGTGGAAAAAGGTGTACGCTTGCTATTGATTTGTACACCTGTTTGTGATATACTCTTATACGAGAGGAGGCATGATAAGATTGTCTGATATTAAAGGCGGGAACTTGGTTGAAAAAAGCAGACAGCTTGTTTGGGCAAAGTTCACTGACTATACAGCAGGAGAGCTTCGGCTGCTTGAAGTGTATCTTAGTCGTATCAATCCGAGAGACCCTGAAACTTCAACGGTTCAGTTTACGTTACAAGAGTATTGCGAGTTTTTGGGGCTGAAAATCAACTCTAGGAATTTGAAAGCACAGGTCAAGCATTTCATCGATAACTCTGTTGAAGTTCCTAGAGGTGACGGTTCAGGCTCGTTTGACTTGTATCCCTTGTTCAGTAGAGCAACTGTAAATTTTGAACCTAGTTTAATGAATATTACTGTGTCGTTATGTTGCAATCCGCTTCTGCAACCTGTTTTCTTTGACATTGCGGAGCGTGGATATGTCAAGTATCGCTTGCGCTACACAGCAAATATGAAATCGCAGTATAGCATTTTGCTGTATTCAATTCTCCGAGAGTTCATTGGACGTGGCGTGAGCCAGCCCGAAATTACGTTGGATAGATTAAGGGAACAGCTTGGTGCAAGAGAACCTAGCTATCAAGAGTTCAAGCATCTTAGGCGGCGCGTCATTGATATTGCGGTAGCTGAAATAAACGAAGTATCAGACCTGTGCGTTGAATATGACAAGGTCATGAGAGGTCGCAATGCGGTTGCTGTGAAGTTCAATGTAGCTTTCAAGTCTAATGAGCCAGTCATAGACGTTGAAGCCAACGAGGTTGAGAGCGTAGAGCTAAAAGATGTTCCAAAGAGCCAACGACCTGCACCTGCCAGAAAGCCCCGCAGCGGCGCATACGAGGATGTGGATTGGGCATCTATTGCGCCGGAGATGTCTAAAAGCCAGTGTATCTTGACCGCAAAGCTGGTGGCAAAGAGATTGCCGGAGAAGTATCCGAACATTAAGCCTAACAAGAAAAAAGAAGCTGTTGTGAATATCATTCAAAACGCTTATAGGGTTCTTGTCAGTGAACGGCTTGAAAAAATCGAAAAAGACCCCGGCGCTTATATGTACTCAATTTTGAAAGAAGCAGACTTTGACAATTATGCTACGTTTGATGATAGCTTTTTGAAGTAGTCATACATAGCAAATAAAAGAAAGAGTGATAAAATGGCAAAAATCATAGCTGTCGCCAACCAGAAGGGCGGCACAGGAAAGACTACCACAAGCACCTGTCTGGCTGGTGCGTTGCAGTTGCTTGGCAAGAAGGTCTTGCTGGCGGACTGCGATGCCCAGTGCAACGCAACGGACACTTACGGCGCACAGACAGAGGATGTATGCACCCTGTTTGATGTGATGACCCGGCAAGGTACGGTCGAAGAAGGAATCCAGCATTGTGAAGCTGGTGACATTCTTCCGTCCGACAGCGCATTGAAGGATATTGACGAGCAGCTTGTGCGAGACATGGGCAAGAACTTCCGGCTGCGAGAAGCACTTGAAAGCGTGTCTGGGCGGTACGATTACATTGTGCTGGACACTCCCCCGCAGCTTGGTCTTGCGCTTGTGAACGCCCTGATCGCCGCCAACAGCATTATCGTGCCCATCACAGCAGACCGTTACGCACTGGCTGGTTTGAGCCAGCTTTCGCAGACCATCGGCGATGTTCGCAGATACTTCAACCCAACTTTGAAGATTGAAGGTTTGCTTCTGAACCAGTACAAGAGCCGTGAGAACCTGTCCAAAGAGGTTGTGGAGCAGCTTCCTGTGATTGCACAGAGCATGGGGACAACGCTGTTGGACGTGAAGATTAGACCGTCTATGGGCGTTCGTAAAGCGCAGGCAGAGCGGCACAGCCTGTTCAGCGGCGACACGGCAAAGAGTACCAGCGCAGAGGATTTCAAGGCGTTGGCAGAGATTATTGTAAAAGGAGAAGAAAAATGAGCGGTGGACATTGGGATTATCAAAATGACAGCCTTGCAAATGCTATTTATCAGCACTGCTACCCAGATTATAACCTTGCAGATGAACGTGTAAAAGAGCTTTCGATTATTGCACGAAAAGAAAATCCGCTTGGAGACAAAGATTTAAGTATGCTTCTGTACGATTTGCTTTGTGTTTTGCATAGCTGTGATTGGCACAGAAGTGGCGACACTGATAAAGAGCAGTATAAGAAGGATGTACAGTATTTCAAGGAAAAATGGTTATGGAGCAAGGAATGGATTAAAGTGAGCGACCACTACCCCGAAATGGTGGATATAAACGGAGAACTTGAAAGCAATCCTGTCCTCGTTGCATCGCCGTTGACAGGAACAGATATTGCACAGTGTTACTTCTATCCAGAAGACGGTGGAAAACCTATTTGGAAAACAGATTGGTGTAATAATCTTGGAGCGACGCATTGGATGCCGTTACCAGAAGCTCCGTCCTTTGAAGATTCGGATTATGAGGAGGCTGACACAGAATGAAATCAACCAGCAAAAAATCCACAGGCTTGCTTGGCGGGTTTGATTTCCAGCCTATTTTTTCGGAACAGCCATTAAGCCGAAGTGAGCCAAAGGAAGAAGAAGTAAGCCAAGCAAAGCCGAACGAAGCCGAGCAAGCACCGATTAAGCCTAATGATGCCACAAACAGCCATACACAGCCTAATGAAGCACAGTTAAGCAGTATTAAGCCGAAGCAAGCCAAAGACGGCAAAACACAGCCAAACAATGCCGTAGTAAGCGAAAGTAAGCCGAAGAAGCTGAAACAGGCGAAGGAAGTTCAACGTCTTATCGAACAAGGCAATGTTCCCGGTGCACTAGCCGAAGCTGGCTTGACAAAGAAAAAAATCCCGATGCCGGAATCGCATCAGGGCGTTGCAAGCGGTGATGGCAAGCGTTCCAAGCGCATTACCATCCTTATGAGCGAAGAAGAACGCAAGTACATCAACCGTGAAGCACGGCGGCACGGAATGACGATTGGACAGTTTGTGTACGCTCTGGCGGTTGCGGCGGCAGAGGGGAAGATTGAGTTGGAGGATTTCTTGGAGGATTGACGTATGATTGTTTATAGACCTCATCGTGGTTCTTTGGAAGATGCCATGAAAGAAGCAAGAACTTTTCTGAACGAATGGCAAATGAAACAGTATGTTGCAAATAGCTGGAATCTTGCAATCGGAAGAAAAGTACTAGACCCAGAAGATATTATTATCGACAGCGAATCAACGGACGATGACCGTGTCGGTTGGAAAAATGTCCACATGGTTTGTGCGGCTCGAATCGGAAATGAAGATTACATGAAGAAGTACGGCAATCCGCAGTGCATTGGGTATTGTGCTTACGATGTATCAAACGTGCCAATATCAAGCCCGTGGATTTGTGCAAAGAATAGTGTTCCGGGAGATACAGACCCGCGTGTTATCGGATTTGATGAATCTGCCTTCGATATTGTTATAGCAAATTACGATGAGCAGTTCAAAGAGTGGCGGGATGACGAGGGCAGAATCCATAACATAACATACTGGATGCCGTTGCCTGAACCGCCTGTGAAATATTGAAACGGTGGACGACATGGAACAAAAAGTGTTAGGGCACTACGAATTACACTGGTATCTCAATGGGACAAGCGGTAACACATACGAAGGTAAGATGGTCTTTCGAGATAAAGATTGGCGTATAAGATATATGCCGAGCCAATGCGTAAAAACAAACTATTTCTACTTAAAGAAAATAAAAAATGATTTCAATAGCAAAGGAAAAAAAGAGGGAAGTTATAAAAACATTGCGTGGATAAAATTTTCTGAATTGAACTGGTTTGAACGAAGAAAACGTCCAAATTGGTTCAAAGTCCAGTTTCTTTCAAATGGTCTTGATAGTTCAAAAACACAATGGTATACAGTCCACGACTTATCTGACATTGAAGAAAGAAAATATTGGGTTGAAGAAACTCGCCAATACACAATGAAAGAACTTTCAGAGAGAATGCCAGCAGAAGATTTTATCGAGTATATGAAAGACAGAGGAATAACGATAATTCGATAAGCGCAAACACCCCTGCGTAGCCATTAGTGGTTACACAGGGGTGTCGTTTTACTTATCAGCAATGCAATCCCAGTAGAGATATGCCTTGCCATCTGCGGCATCTGCGTCCTCAAGGAACGCCTTTGCCATGTCAGCGTAGAAGCCCGGAGTGTCAACGGACTGACGCTTTGCGACCTGACAATAATCCGAGTACATCATGTTCATGACAGCCCAGAAATCGTTCGGGTCACAGGTAATATTGCGCTGTTTCGCAACATCCTGCGTCTGTTCCAGCGTCCAGTGGCAGCCTTTCGTGCCGTCAGCGTTCACCATGCTGTCACACCATTCCTCCGCTTCATCGTGGGTGAGGTGCTGGCGTGGCATCTTGATGGAACGACTGTCTGCACTGCCAC